GCATCTCCATCAAGCAGGCAGAAGCCTGCGACTGCATCTGCCACGGAGCCCTGACATGAACCCGCTCAATCGCGACTTCTTCATGGTGTACCTACCGCTGCTCACCTGCGGCTGGTACGCGGGCTGGTTCGCGCGCGGCTGGTGGGAGGCGCGCGCCTCCCGGCTGGAGGCGGCGTTGCTGAAGTACGGCAGCCACAAAGTCAGCTGCGAACTGTACTACGAGGCTGGTGGGCGTTGCAATTGTGGGTTCGACGCCGCCCTGAGCGGAGAAGGGGAGAAATAACAATGACACTGAAACTGTATCGCTATCATGAGGACTTTGGGCGGATGGGTTATCTCTCGGGCACCTTCGTGGCTGACGATAAGGATGTCGCGAAGGTCTTTGACGATAGTGTCTACCTTGGGGAAGTCCTGGGTAAGCACTCCGACATCAATGCCTACATCGACGACAAGACTTTGACTATCTTGACTGACGATCAGGATTTCATCAGGAAGTTTTTAATGTACCAGTGCGGCAGCGGTCACAATCCTGTGGCAGCCTTCCTCGAACAGTAGTCCTCGCCTTCCGGGGCACAACATAGCAAAAGGTTCACATGGAAAGGAGAAGCCATGACTTACACACGCGAACAGATTAATGAGTTGTCCACACTAGAGTCCGAGGTAGAGAGCCAGAAGGCCAGGGCCGAGGCAGCGGAGGCGCGTAGCAAGCACGCTGATGCTCGCGCTACGGAAATGGCGCTGGTCAAGGATGCTCTAGCCGCCCGTGCCTCCGCGCTGGAGGCGGCGCTGGAGGCCCTCTACAGAGAGGCCGAGTTGGCTGGCGAGGATCCCGAGACGATCCTTGCCAGCATCCGGGCGATGGCCCGCGTCGCCCTGCGCGGAGAGGAGTCCCCCGCTGCCTGCGGCAGCGCCACCGTGCCGGAGGACCGACCGCAGACGGGCTCTGGTAGCGGCGGGACCGTGGCCCCGAGGTCGGAGGGATCGGGGCGCTCTGCGTGCGACGAGCGGTGCACGGGGACATGCCAGCACCCGTCGTTGGTGCACACAGTCGGCCCTCCACGGCCCGAATGGCTGTGTCCTGGCTGGCGCTGCGACGGACTCGGCCCGGCGCACCGGGGAGGTGGGCGATGAGCACCCTCACACTGTGTCTCGTGGGACTGTGGGTTTTTCTGCGCCTGCGCCACATGAGGCGGCGGTGAGTGGGCACACGCCGGGGAAGTGGGAGGCGCAGAGGGCGCAAAGCCACGGCTGTAGCGTCGAAGGCCCGCTAGGTATTTCCGTGGCGTGGTGCGGGTGCGCCGGCGTGTTCGGGGTCGACGGCAGCTACTCGATATCGGCGGACGAGGCACACGCCAACGCCCGCCTCATCGCCGCCGCGCCAGACCTCGCCGCTGCCCTCCGCGACCTCGTGTCTGTCATCGAGAGCCTGCGCCAGTGCAACGACTGGAGCAGCGAGCCGACGGGGGTGATGGACCGTGCGCGGGCGGCGCTGTCGAAGGTGGATGGGCGATGACCGCGCCCATCCACAAGCAGTGCATCGAGATGCACAAGGCGAAGTACTGCGTCTGCTGCATGGTGTCTTGCGTCCACTGTGACCACGTTCACCCACCGTCCAAGCCGCACCGTGACGAGCTCACGCCGAATGAGGAGAAGGTGGAGAGCAAGCCTTGAATATCCAAGCGTCACCGGAATCCGGTCACTGGTGGGGTTTCCGAACCCTGTTCTCCACGGGATTTCAGGTTTCTCCCCCGCTCTCCCGAGATACTCGGCAGCGCGCACTCGTGCAGCTCGCGAAGTCGGGGCTGGTTCTCGTGCGCCATCCGGCGGCCTACAAAACGGTCGATGAGTTCTTCGTCTCCTGCTGGGGCGACCTGGACAGCATCTCGGACGGGCAGGTCATGTTCCTGATGCCGCGCGACGCCGCCGCGTTCGGGGCCGTCCTCCAGGCCGCGGAGACCCTGGAGAAGCTCGACCGCAGCCCGTACCTAGCGAGATAGTTGCTCTCGGAAGCCCTTGACGTGTAGGCTGCTCCCGTGAGCAGCGCCACCCCCTACGATCCTCAGTCCGCGTTCGATGCCGTGGTCAGCGCCGCGGTCGATACGCGGATGCTCGACATCGGCAAGCAGTTCGGGCTGACCTCCCGCCAGCGGGCGCTCAATTCCCTGTGGAGTCGCTACCGCACCCTCCAGTACGAGGGGCGGAAGGTCGCTTGGGACGGCACCAGGGCGAGTTCCTCCGACGAGACGGAGCAGGTTGCCTCCGAGGGTTTCCTGCCGCCCGGCTTCGTGGACTCCTCCGGAGCGACTCTCCCGATCCGGTTCAGGAAGCCGTCCGCCCCGTACCACTTGTTCCGCGTGATTGTGGACCGATTCACGAGCCTCCTGTTCAACGAGCGGCGCCACCCGCAACTTCACGTCGAGGGGGACGAGGAGACGGAGAAGTTCATCCGCGCCCTCTGGGACACCGCCCGCGGCTGGTCGGCCATGATGAAGGCCCGCGCCTACGGGGGCGCGCAGGGCAGCGTGGCGCTCGGCTTCCAGTTCATCAAGGGCAAGCCCACCATCGAGGTCCACGACCCGCGCTGGCTCTTCCCGGAGTTCTCGGACCGCTTCGGCTTGACGGTCCGGAAGATCGAGAAGCGGATGCAATATCCGCAGGAGAAGGCCACGCCTCGTGGCTACGAGACGGTCCAGATGTGGTACCGGCGCGTCATCGACGACCGCTGGGACGTGACCTTCAAGCCCTGCGAGGTCACCGAGCGCGAACCGCTCTGGGAGCCGGACCCCAACGCGACGTTCGAGCACAAGCTCGGCTTCTGCCCCATCGTCTGGGTCCAGAATCTCCCGGTGGACGATGACATTGACGGCGCCCCGGACTGCGAGGGTTGCTTGGACGTTCTCGACGCCCTGGACCAGACGCTCTCCCAGACGCACAAGGGCGTGAACGCGAACGCGGACCCGACCCTGGTCATCAAGGCCGACGGCGAGGTCGGGAAGGAAATCACGACCGGCTCGGACAACGCCATCAAGCTGCCCTCCTCCGGGGACGTCCACTACCTGGAGCTGTCCGGGTCCAGCATCACCACCGGCCTGACGATGGCGACGGAGCTGCGCCGCATCGCGCTGGAAGTTTCTCAGTGCGTCCTCGACGCCAACCAGACCGGCAGCGGAACGACCGCAACGGAGATCGAGCGCAGCTACTCCTCCATGTTGGCGAAGGGGGGGATGCTCCGCGAGCAGTACGGCCAGAAGGGCATCCTTCCACTCCTCGGCATGATGCTCAAGGCCGCCAAGGCACTCGGCACCGCCAAGGCGCTCGACGGCGCCATCGTTCGCGGCGGCATCCGGCTTTCCGGCTGGGACGGCCCGAAGGTGCAGAACGGCCTCGCTCTCATCCCGCCCAACCTCCCGGACGACCCGGATGTCAGCCTCTCCTGGCCGGAGTTCCTGGAGCCGGGCGTGGCTGACGTCGCCCAGGCTGTCACCGCCGCCGTCACCGCGAAGGCCGGCGGCCTCATTGACGCGGAGCACGCCACCAAGTTCGTCGCCAGCTACTTCCACGTCGAAGACCCGGCGGCCATGATGGCGAAGGTGGAGCAGGAAGGCGCGCAGGACGACGTGGCCGCGCAGAGCCTCTCCGCCTTGAACAACCCTGGAAGCTCGGGTAAGGGTACACCGGCGCCTCCGGGCGGGTTCATCAAGGGCACGCAGATTCCGGCCGAGGCCGGTTGAAGGAGACGGACATGAGCGACAAGGTTTTTCCGGGAGACAAGATGAAGGCCGCCATGTGCTTCGGCGGCCACGACGGCGCCGCGTTCGGCGCTCCCTTCTTCGCCGCGGACGTGGAACTCGTTCGCGGGGGCGAGACGCTCTGGAAGGACAAGTGGCACAACGCGGTCCAGCAGGGCGGCAAGGTGGACCTGATGAACCGCTACTTCGGCGGGACGGGCGGCGCCTGGAACACGGTCTGGGTTGGCGTCCACAACCGCACGGACGCGACCGCCTCGACCGCCTCCAGGCTCTCGGACGTGAGCAGCGCGGAGATCGGCGGCTACCAGTACGCCGGCGCCACCGGCCAGCGGTTCTCCATCGCCGGCGTGACCACCCTCGCGACGAGCAGCCCCGCTTCCTGGACCGCCTCGGCGAGCTTCTCCTTCACCCAGACCGCCCAGACCGCGGCCGGGCTCCTCATCGCCATGAACACGACCGGCACCACGGCCTCGCTCACCCGCGGCACGGACGGCGTGATCTACTCGCTGGGCACCTTCGCCGGCGGCTCCAAGCCCGTCGCGAACGGCGACATCCTCAACTGTACCTTCACGCTCAGCATGACGTAATTTCGGGCGGCCGGGAGATCCAGTGCCCATCACGCACCTGAAAAGCAACACGGTCGCCGACTTCATCGGCACCGTGACCGTGCTGAACTCGACGGGTGGGCAGGTTTCCGCGGCTGCGACGAACCTCGTGCGCCCGAGCGATTGGAACTCGGCGCACCAGCTTGTCTACAACCTCGCCGGGAACACGGCGGGTACGTCTCAGGCGTCCGGCACCGATGTCGTGTGGGCCGGAGGTACGGGCATCACGCTCTCGGTCGCCGGGAGCACGATCAGCATCAACGGACCCACCGGTTACACGGCGTTGACCTACATGAACCGTCAGCCCGCGCTGACGCAGACGACCAGCGGGCAGAACGTGGTGTGGCTCGTCCCGATGCGCCTCGCGGCTCCGGTCAGCGCCGTGACGGTGGTCAATCCGATGAGCCTCGCCGGCGCGTCCAGCAGCAACACAGGCTCGGTCGGCATCACGCACCAGTTCGGGTTCTACAGCGTGAGCCAGACGACGAACCTCTCCAGGTTCGACTCGTTCTTCACCACCGCGATCTCGATGACGGGCTACATCAGCAGCAGCAACAGCGCGGCGTTCACCATCAACGGCGGAGTCTCCGGGCAGAATCTGACGACCGCCAGCGCGAACAGCAACCTGCTCTCCCAGATCAGCGGTCTGCGCCTGCTCACCTTCAGCCTCTCCTCGGTCCTCCAGCCGGGCCTCTACGCCTACGGGTTCGTGATCTCGACCTCCAGCGTGGGCAACTCGGCAGCGTTCCGCTCCTACCTGCCGATCGTGGACGCGCAGCCTCTCAGCGCGTTCGGCCTCGGCTTCGGCGGCGCGACCAACGCGAGCATCGGCATCGTGGACGCCGGCAGCTACAGCGCGACCTCCGGCGCCATGCCTGCTAACTTTGCCTTCTCCGACATCATCCAGGTGAACAACCTCGTACCGCTCGTGAAGCTGGGAGCCGTCTAGTGGTCACCGTCCCATTTACTTGCTGGTGTGAGTTCTGCGCCAACAACGCGCCGATGGTGGTTCAGGTGCTCGGATTCACCAACGGCATTTTATTGCCGCCCGTGGCCCCTAGCGACGCCGCGAGTATCCCGCCCGGCCTCCAGGTGCCGGATGGGTGGGTGCTACTCCCGGCCTCCGGCGCGGAAGAAATGCGCTGCTACTGCCCGATGCATGCCGCGCAAGCGCCAGCTACTTGACGAAGCCGGCGCGGCGTGGGATCCACGATGCATTCCTCCACGCCTCGCCCGCGAAGGAGCCTCACCTTGCCCGCAGCCGCCCGCACCCGGAAGAAGCCCACCAGCCACCCCGACGCCGGAGTCCACAACCTCGACATGGAAATGGCCCGAGGTCGAATCGTGGAGGGCGGCTCCTGGAAGAAGCAGGACATCGTGGTCCTGCTTCCGGCCGCCGACATGGTGCCGCTCCGCTGCGTGATGGCCTGGATGAACCTGATCTACCCGCCCAATAACGGCGTGTTCCGGCAAGCCATCGTCGGCGAGGAGGTCGGGAAGGCGTACTCCGACGCGCTGGAGGGCGTCCTGGCTCACCCGCAGCTCTCCAAGTTCCCCTACATCCTGACCATTGAGCACGACAACGCCCCGCCCCCGGACGGCGTGCTCAAGCTCTGCAAGCACATGGACGCGCACCCGGAGTTCAGCGCCATCTCCGGCCTCTATTGGACGAAGGGACTCACGGGCGTGCCCCAAATCTGGGGCGACATCAAAGACCCGCTCGTGAATTACCGCCCGCAGCCCCCTGACATCAACGGCGGCCTCGTGGAGTGCTACGGGACCGGCATGGGTTTCGTCCTCTGGCGGACGGAGATGTTCAAGGACCCGCGCCTCTCCAGGCCGTTCTTCAAGACGGTCTGCTCCAAGGAAGAAGGAGTCGGCACCCAAGACCTGTTCTTCTGGAACCAAGCCCGCCAGCACGGCTACCGCTGCGCGGTCGCCTGCGACGTTCTCGTCGGGCATTGGGACCAGGGCCAGAAGACGATGTGGTAGCCGCACCAGCCCTCGCCAACCCGAAAGGAGCCTCACCCGTGTCAAACCGTAAGCTCGCCAAGAACATCATCCCCATCGTCCCGGCCGGAGTCCGAGCGGCCAAGCTCCGCGCGGAGCAGGCGCGCATCAACAAGGAGTTGGCCGACCTGGAGTCGCCGCCCGCGCCGGACGGGAAGGGCCTGAAGCTCGACCTCGGATGCTCCAGCAACAAGCAGCCAGGCTTCCTTGGCGTGGACCGCAGCCAGCGGCTCGACAAGGAGGGGAAGAAGACCGTGGACGTGGTCCACGACCTCTGCTCCTTTCCGTGGCCGTGGGAGGACGACTCCGTGGACGCCGTCAATTGTTCCCACGTCCTGGAGCACATCCCGGCGCGGAAGCGAATCGGGTTCTTCAACGAGCTGCACCGGGTGCTCAAGAAGGGCGCGACCGCCCAGATCACCACGCCTCACTGGAACTCGAACCGCGCCTACGGGGACGTGACCCACGAGTGGCCGGCTGTCTCCGAGATGTTCTGGTTCTACCTCGACCCGAAGTGGCGGGAGGTGAACTGCCCGCACCTCCATGGCCCGGCCTGCCCGGACGCGGCGGAGCACGAGGTCTACACCTGTGACTTCGAGACGCAGTGGGGCTACACGCTCGCGCCCTGGATGGCGAACCGGAACGACGAGTGGAAGCAGAACGCCCTTCAGATGTACAAGGAGGCGGCGCAGGACATGATCGCTACGGTCAAGAAGAAGTAGTCCGCCTGGGAGGCCCTGTGACGTGTGACGCCAGCGTGATCTACGGGGCCGAGCAAGTCGAGGTCGCCGCCCCTTCGGACGGCTCGCCTCCCGTCGTCCAGGTCGTCGTCAAGATCCTTCCGGCCGTCCCGCGGAAGCCTCGGCCGCCGCGCGTGCTCGCCCCACGGCGGCGGCTGTTCACGTCCAGCACCTACGAGACGGGGCCGCCCGCCCGGAAGGCGGCCTAAGCCATGTTCCAATCGGGCGCATTTCAGAACGACGCCTTCCAGCTCGGCCTCGCCAGCGGTACGACTCCGCCCACTGGCGCGTTGTCGGAATCTGCTGCGCCCGCAGAAGCCAACGCCGTAGACCTCGTCGCGACCGGGGCCATCTCCGAGAGCGCCTCTCCGGCCGACTCCCAGGCCGCACGGGTCATCTACGCAGGCGCCCTCTCCGAGAGCGCCTCTCCGGCGGAAGCCAACGACGTAGACCTGATCGCTCGCGGTGCCCTCGCCGAGAGCGCGCAGCCTTCCGACGCACAAGCCTCCAGCGTCACCTACTCCAGCAGCACGCAGGTCGAGTCGGGCGCCCTCGCGGACGCCTACGCGGGAGCAACGAGCGGCGCCAGCGGCGCCCAGGTCGATTCCGCCAGCCCGGCCGACGCATTCCAGGCCGCCCTCGTGGTTGGCGGCGCCCTCTCCGAGTCCGCCTCTCCCACGGACGCCCAGGCGGCGCGCGTCACCTTCGCCGTTCAGGAAACCGACAGCGCCTCTCCGGCCGACGCATTCCAGGCCACGGCCATTTTCTCGGGAACCCTGTCCGAGTCCTCCGCCCCGTCCGATGCGGTTGGACAACCCACGGCAATATTCCAAGCATCCCAGGTCGAGTCGGCCGCTCCGGCAGATTCCCAGGACGGGAACAAGGGCGGCACCAGCGCCTCCCAGATCGAGTCCGCGGCTCCTGCGGATGCCTCCCAAGCCGCATTCATTCCCCAGGCTTCCCAGGTCGAGTCCGCGGCTCCCTCGGATATTCAGGCGGCGGCTCTCGCAGCTTCAGGCAATATTTCCGAGAGCGCCTCTCCTGCCGACGCACAGGCCACCCGAGCCACCTTCCCGGTCCAGGAGCAGGAGGCGGTGCAGCCTGCGGATATTCAGGCCGCCGCTGCGGCATTCTCCGCCACGCAGATCGAGAGCGCTTCCCCGGCGGACGCCGGAAGCGCCTCGCTGGTCGCCGCCAGCAACGTCTCCGAGTCGGGTGCTCCGGCCGACGCCTCCGCCATCTTCGCCATCTTCGCCATCACCGAGGTTGAGTCCGCCGCCCCGGCCGAGTCCCAGGACGCCACCCGCGTCGCCGCCGGCCTCAACGGGCAGCTTTCCGAGAGCGCCTCTCCGGCGGACTCCCAGGCGGCGGCGTTCACGGTTCGCACCTCCCAGGCCGAGTCCGCCTCTCCGGCAGATGCCTTCCAGGCGGCGATCACCTTCTCGGGCATTCAGGCCGAGTCGGCTGCTCCGAGTGACGCGCAGGACGCGAGCAAGCTCGGAGCTGTAGGTGTCGTCCTGGAGGTCGCAGCTCCTGCGGAATCGCAGGCTGCGTTCTACAGCACCGCGGGCACCCAGACCGAAACCGCGCAAGTCGTAGATCAGTTCGCGGCCGCCGCGCGTTTCTCCGCGCAGGAGCAGGAGTCCGCAGCCCCGGCGGACCAGCTCGCGGGCGGGCTCGCGGTCGCCGGCACCCAAGCCGAGGTGGCCCAGCCCTCGGACGCCCAGGCGGCGCGGCTCGTCGTCTCCGGGCAGCTTTCCGAGGGCGCCTCTCCCGCCGACGCCCAGGCCGTTCGCGCGATCTATTCTGCCACCCTTGCGGAAACCGCCAGCCCGCGCGACCAGATCGACGGTGGCTACCCCGGTCACCCCGTCTACGCCACCCAGGCGGAGGCGGCCCAGCCCGGCGAACTTCAGAGCGCAGACTACGCCCCGCGGCCTCCGGTCCGAGGGCGCTACGCTCCGACCACCATCCCGACCTGGACGCCGACGCTCATGTCCAGCCTGGGCACGCGCGGCAAACAGGCGGTGGTGGACGCCTGCGGCGGTCCGGCGCGCATCGCCACCAACCCGATCTCGCTCACCTCCGGGCCTGCGCCGCTCGACCCGCGGAACCCGAGCGTGCTCGCCGCCTGGACCTACGAGGGCGACCTCTACCGCGCCTGCTACTCCGCCGGCATCCTGTTCCGCCCCGGCGCCCTCTACCTCGCGATCTTGTCCGGGCGCGTCAAGGCTCGCCTCGTGGACCCCGGTCCGACAGCGTGGCTCGCGCTCCCGGACCTCTCCGCGGCTACGGTAGCCGCGCTCGTACGGGATGCGAACGCGCTTGCAGACGGGCTCTCCGGCCCACTCACGCCGCTGCCGGAGGGGCGCGCACCCTGGACCGACCCGGCGGGCGTCTACGTCCAGGTTCGCGCCGGGCTCGGGCTCTATGCGCCCGCGGCGACTCCGGGTTGGGCTCCGGTCCTGATGAACTCCCTCGGCGCCTCGGCGCAGACCCGCGTCATCGCGGCCTGCGGCGGTCTAGGCGATGTGCTGACTTCGCCGTGGACGCTCGTGGAAGGCCCGGCGCCACTCGACCCGAACCGTCCCGGCCTGGGCTACAGCTTGTTCTGGTACGAGGGCGACTTCTACGCAGCCTTGCGCGCCAACTCTCTCGCGCTCCGCCCTGGCGCGCTATACCTCGGGCTGCTCGCCGGCGCGGTCCGGGCGCGGCTGGTAGATCCGGGCAAGGTCATCTGGCTTGCGCTCCTGGACCTGAAACCCGCGACTCTCGCGCCGCTGGTGGCCGCGCTCAACGCATTGGTTCCGTAGCCGCCGTTCATGTATGCTCGCGCGGCCAAGGAGAAAAGAATGTCCACAGGCTTCAAGATCACCCTCGCCGCTCTGGTCCTCCTCGCCTCCGGCATCGCCCTTGCCGTCCCAACCGGAGGCCGCGGCATCAGCCAGCAGGGCACGGTCCTCCAGGCGGGGACGGGGGCGGTGCTCCGCACGATTGAGGACAGGGCGCGGGACACCGTGTCCGTGAAGGACTTCGGGGCCGTCGGCGATGGGGGGACAGACGACTCCGATAGCATCCAAAATGCCATTGACGCTGCCTACTCCAACACGGCCATCCTGGGCGACTACGGGCCGGGTCGGAGCGTTTTCCTGCCGCGAGGAGTATACAGGATCACGCGTACTATCTATTTGAAACCCGGGGTCACTCTGTCCGGGGACGGAATCAGGACAACGGCGATACGCCTCATCGGCACCACCTCGACCGACGCCCTGAGCTTTGCCCAGCCGAACGGGACCGGGTGGGCAAACTCTGGCATCCGGAACATGGCCGTAATTTCGTCAGCAACGCAGTCTCGCGACTTGATTTCGTACCCCGCGAACCATTGGGGGCCGGTCGCCCTCGACAACGTGATCACCGAGGGCGCCGGACGCTACGGGCTTTACCTTGTGGGCGGCCAGGAGGTCGCCATCACCAATAGCCGGTTCCGCATCAGCAAGAGCGCCGGGGCGCGCATCGGGGACGGTGTTACCGGTTTCACCACGGTCACGTTTCGTAGAGTCTACTTTGATTCCACCACTGACGGTCCCGGCGCAGAGGTCATGTCTCTCGGCTCGCAGACCGTGTTTGAGGACTGCATTTTCGAGAACAACGGATCGGTCACGCACGCTGCTGGACACGGGCTTATAGTCCACGGGGGCACCGTATCTGTTTCGCATCCGTATATCGAGAACAATGGCGGGAACGGCATTCAGGCCGGCGATGCTACTCCGACGTGGATCACCGTTGTGAATCCGATCATCTACGGCAGCAACAGCTATAGACAGCCGACTTCTATCGCTGGCCGATTCGACGGCCTTGTGAGGGGAGGCGCCATCATCGGGGGAAAGTGGGACGGCAACGACAGCACATATACCGCCACTGGCACTTCGTTGTGGTTTGCCACCGGGGCTAGGATTCCCGTGATCGGTGCCGACGTTGGAAACACACCACCGGTATGGCAGGGAGGCGACATATCTGCCTATCCGGCACCGATGTTCTACAACGACGGGGCCGGACACCAGACCAGCAGCTTTGGTTCTGCCAATGTGGCGAGCCTTGCGGTGTCCGGCCCCAGTGCGGTGACCATCGCTCCGCGCACTTTCCCTACCGGCGGGACGGTTACGATTAATGCTTCGCTCGGGTCTGTGTTCTACCTCGATGTGTACAATGGAACTGCGTTCACAATCGGGCCGCCATCCAACGGAGTTAACGGCCAGATCATCACGGTTCGTATCCGTAATTTCTTCGGGGTGATGGGGGCAGTCTCATTCGATTCGCACGTCATCATCTCGGGGAGCTATGCCAACCCGACCAACGGCTACGCCAGGTCAATCACGTTCTTAAATGACGGCGGGTACTGGAAACAGATCTCCTCCAGTGACGACGTCCAGAACTGAGACTACCATCATGATCCCCGCCTACCGCACCGTCCTGACCGCTCTCGGCGTCGTCGGGATGCAACTCACCGCGTTCGTGGTCGGCACCCGCCACGGGTGGACCGACATGACGGCACGCGCCTACGAAGCGTTTTGCTTCTTGTCCTGGCTCTGCTCGCTGGGTCAGGCCGGGGCGAGCACACTCCAGGCCCTGGCGAACGGCACGGGCCTCCCGGGCGTCAAGCGCGTGCTGATGTCGGACGCGAAGCCCGGCGACCCCGCGCCCGAGGCCAAGCCGTGATCGCCCCCGACAAGCTCCAGCACATCGGCATCTCGGCCCTGCTCGTCGTCTTCGGCCTCGTCCACATGCCAGCGTGGGTCGTCATCTCCCTGGTGGTCGGCATCGGCGTGGCGAAAGAGGTTGTCTGGGATCGCTGGCTGCACCAGGGTGACCCCGACACCTGGGACCTCGTGGCGGACCTCGTGGGCGTTGGGATTGGCGTCGTCGTCTCGCTGGGGTTGCTGGCGGTGCTGCCGTGATCGACCTCCTGCGTGTACACCTGAAGTGGGCGCTTCTCGCTGCGCTCGTCCTGGGCCTCGCCGCTGGAGGCGCAGCGGCGTGGCGCCTCAAGCCCACCCCCGCTCCCATTGTCAAGACTGAGTACCGCACCCGCGATCTTACGGAGACGGAGCGCGCGGCGCTTATCCGCACCGTGACGGTGGAGGGTCCGACGCATGTCGTCACCGGCCCTACCCACGTCATCGAGCGGTGGCGTACGATCTCCACCCCGGCTCCGACCTCGACCCCTAGCCCCGCGCCAGGGGCTCTTGACTGCTCCAGCATCCTGCAAGCCGAGCGGGAGACGTGGACGAGCGTCATCGACAGCATCAACTCCGGCTCGTCATCCGACACGACCGCCAGCGCGAGCAGCACCGAGCGCCACGAGGCCCAGGCTGAGCGCATCGTCATCCCGCAGCCTCCTGCGCCCCTGCCGCGCTGGTCGCTGGCTGGTGGAGTCCATGTCGGGACCGAGCTGCAGCCGCGGCCGGTCGCTGGGCTTGGTGTGCGCCTGCTCGGTCCTGTATGGGTGGAGGCGACCGTCACCCCGACCAAGCCGGAGGCCACCGCCGGCTTTCGGGTGACCTTCTAGGAGCCATGCGATGATCGCCCACCCCAAGGTTCTCCTCGTCGGCGGCGCCTTCGCATCCTCCGGCTTGGCGATGATCTCCCAAGCCCTGCCGGTCACGACGCCCGGACAGATCGCGATGGTCCTGGCCGGACTCGCCGCCATCGGAGTCGGTATCGGGACGGTCATCACCGGCTACCTCTGGGTCCACAACTGGATGAAGCGGACCGCCAAGGAGGAGGCGGCCAACCACTTCGCGGCCAAGGAGACGCAGGAGGCCATCCAGCGGACGGCTCGCGGCGAGGTCAAGGGCGCGCTGGAAGACCACTCCAAGGAGGCGGCCCAGCGCACGCGCTCCGCCGTTCAGGAGGCCATCACCGCAGCCGGGAAGGAGCAGGCGGCCGCCCTCAAGGAGCACATTGCGGATGAGAAGCTCACCCTCATGACGATGAAGCACGAGTTCAGCGAGGGCATCACGGCCATCAAATCCGAGCTGACGTACCAGCGCAACCAGAACTCGCAGATCATCGACATCGCCGAGTACCTCAAGGCGGGGTCCTCGCCGTCGATCAAGAAACTGGCGTCCTCGACCGAACTGTCTAGCGTGAAGTAGTGCGCTTGACGCCGGCAAGGATCTCGACGAGGGTGCGTCGTCACTCTCGAAGAGGTTTGGATGACCTGCAAGGCGGGCCACCCGGCAACGATGAGGGTCCAAAGGGCTGACGGGACGACGCGCTGCAGAGAGTGTGTCAGGTTGGAGTCCAAGCGGTATCGGGATGAGCGCCGCAAAGAGTGGCAACCCAACGTAGAGATCATCGACATTTTCGACTTCGGCGACGACGCCGCGCCGCACGACTCGCTGGCCGACACCCAGGAGAGCGAGCCCGTGCGGCTTGAGGACGGAGATCCGCAGGCGCAAGATCCCTGCACCCAGCGTCGGCGAGATTCAAGCGACGCAGCGATCTTGACCGGCGAGACGCCGCTGCGGGACGGCCCGGCGATCCACACGAGCAAGACGCGCGGCGAGAGCTATTTGGTCGTCAGCGATCTCCAAGTTCCGTACGAAGCGAAAGCGGCACTTGAGTTCGTCGCGGCGGCGGCTCGCGAGTTTCGCGTGGAGGTCCGCGAGCCGGGCCGGGTGCTGTGCGTGGGCGACGAGGTGGACTTCTATCACTGGAGCCGATTCCCGCGACTCCCGACCGCACCACACACGCCCGAACAGGAACTGGAGGCGCTCCGCGACAAGCTCCGCCGCTGGTACGCGGCCTTCCCGTTCGTGAAGGTCTGCTTCTCCAACCACGGCGGCAGGATCTTGAAGCGGGCGGCGGAGGCGCAAATCCCGGAGCAGCTCATCCGCGCTCACCGAGAAATACTCGACGCCCCTTCCGGGTGGGAATGGGCAGAAATGTGGAGAGTCAAAGCTTCGCGCCAGCCGTTCCTGGTCGAGCACGGCCACGCAGGCCCGCAGTCGGTCAGCGCCATGCGGCAGCGCCCGGCCCTCAACGGCGTGAACACGGTCTGGGGGCACGCCCACGCGCAGCCCGGCGTCGTCCACGTCGAAACGCTCGGGCAACGGGTGTGGGGCATGTGTGTGGGGAGCTTGATCGACCGAGATCAGATTGCCTTTGAATATGGCCGGAATGCCACTTGGCGAGCGGTGAACGGGATCGGAGTCGTCCTGGACGGCGGTCGAACCCCGATCTGGATCCCGTATGGTGGCTCCTGGCCTTGAGGCCGTTCCGGCACCCCGCCGGGCGAACACGGAGGTGGCACATGGGCAAGAAGATCACGATCACGATCACGGAAGAGAACGGGTACGAGACGGAGTTCATCTGCCGCGGCGGCCTGATCTCCGCGGCGGCCTCCCACGCCGGCGAGGCGGCCGAGGTCGCCTTTACCGTCGAGGAGCTGGACCTCATCCTCGACGCCGCGAAGATGGCCGAGGGCGCATTCTGCCTCGACTGCGAGGACGAGGAGCAGGACGAGGATGCCGAAGAGGAAGAGTAGTCGGGTAGTTGTGCCGGCAGGCGTGCGGAGGTAGGCTGCGCCGCACGCCACTCGCCTCTGGAGCCGCTCATGCTAGACGCCCTCCGCAGCATCGCGTTCGTCCTCGGGTACGTCTGGGCGAGTCCGCTCGTCATCCTCATGCTGCTGGTCCTCCTCCCCGGCTGGCTGATCGGGCAGGTCCGCCCCCTGCGCTGGGACGGGCATCGCTGTTGGGCGTGGCAGGTCGTCCCCTACTCGCTGATGCACAAGTTCTTCACCGGCTGGGCGGGCTTCACCGCCGGATGGGTGATCGTCTACATGCCGGGCGAGGACGAATATCTGGTCGTGACCTACCACGAGCGGCAGCACGCCTTCCAGGCGCGGTGCTGGGGCGTCTTCATGATCCCCGCCTACCTGCTCTGCCTGCTCGTCTTCGGCTACCAGCGCAACCCGTTCGAGGTGGACGCGCGCAAGGCCGGCAGCAAGGGACTCCTACCGGGCACGGTGCTGAGGTGAAGATCGCCGTGGACTTCGACGGCGTGATCGCCCAGCACTCTGCCGTCTACAGCGTGACCTCTCCGCTCGTTCTCGTGCCCTACGCCCGCGAGGGGCTGCTCGCCCTGAAGGCCGCCGGGCACCGCCTCCTCCTGTGGTCCGCGCGAGCCTCCAAGGCCCTGCGCGAAGACCCGAGTTTCGACCCGTTCGTGCGCGCCCGCGGCGGCCTCTCCTCGGCCTCCATGAGCCGCTGGCAGGCGGCGCGGCCACTCCACCAAGCTCGCTACGAGCGGATGCTGGAGTTCGTCGCCCGCGAGCTTCCCGGCGTGTTCGAAGCCGTGGACGAGGGACACGGCGGCAAGCCCATCGTGGATCTGTTCATCGACGACCGCTGCCTGCGGTTCGGCTCGGCCGGAGACGGCTGGAGCTGGGACGAGATCGCAGGCGTCTACGGAGGCCAGCGATGAGCGGCGTGGGATTTTCTTGTACTTGGTGCGGCCGGATTTTGCTGGATCGCCCCCACGCCATCCAGCACGGCCCCGTCTGCGAGAAGAATCCGATCGTGCCGGAGGTTCAGCGGCGCACCCGGTACGCGACTCTCGGCGAGATCCACGACGTCGTCATGCAGCGCGCTCGCTTCGCCACCCCGGAGGCGTTTCGGGAATTGCAGGCCCTGGCGCGCCACGTCGCGGAGATGGCAGGCGACCTCCCGGCATCTGGCGACTTGAAGGCGGACTCCGGCCGGGCTACTTTGCCCGAATGACCTCGCCAGCCAAGCCGCCCGTGCATCACATCAGGAAGGCGCACTTCAAGGGTTCCGAGACGAACGTGGAGGCGTGGAGGCGCGGGACGATCCCGCCCCACCTCACCTGTACCGGCTGCGGGAAGAAGGGCTGCGCGATCTGGATCCGCACCTACTACCCGATGCAGGACTTCCTCCGCATCTTCGGCCCCGGTCAGGCGCTCCTCCACGCCGCCAAGTTCGAGGGTAAGCTCCCGATATATCCCACTATTTTCGGTGAGTTCGTTTTCACCGCGGAAATTGCCGCTTGTAATCAGTGCGCTCCTGCCGCGGAGAAGGCGGCGGCCCATCACCCGAGCTGGGCGCTTGTCGAAGTGAGAAAAGGCCCGGAGTTGATGAAGCCCACAATCCAGGTGGTCGGGTAACCGAGCACCGTGGCGCCCAAGAAGAAGCCCAAGGTGTCGGCGGCGTTCGCGGAGGTCACCGCGAGCCACCGCGCCCGGCTGGAGCGGGTGGCCGGCGGCGGCAACCTCAAGCGGCTCAAGAAGCTCTACACCGCTGCCCAGGCGGAGCTTGAAGCGAAGCTCCGGCGAGCGGTGGGGCGCGCCCGCGGGGATACCTTCTCCGCCCTCCAGCACCGGCAGCTCCTCGTTCAGGTTCGAGAGGGGCAGGCCCAGATCAGCCAGATGATGGCGGGCCAGCTCGGGAACCTCTCCTGGCAGGCGCAGGCGGAAGCCCTCGACGGGCTATCCCAGGACATCGGACGGCTGGAGCAGGCGTTCACGGGTGCCGAGATCAGCCTCCCGACCGAGGAGGCGTCCGTGTTCGCCGGCGTGATCCAGGGCCGCCGCCAATCGCTCCTCGAACAGCACGCCTCTTCCATGAGCGCCTGGGGCCGCGGCACCATCGACTCCGTGCAGGAAGGGATGGCGCTGTCCCTAGCCACCGGCGAGACGACCGATGACGCCATCGACCGCATCCAGCAGGTCACGCACGGCGAGTTCTGGAAGGCGGAGCGCATCGTCCGCACCGAAACGTCCTGGGCGTTCTCCGCCGCGACCTCGGACGGCATCGACGCCGCGGCGGACGAGTTGGGCGACATCTACCAACGCTGGTCGGAGCTGTGCGACGACGAGAGCGGCGCGCCACTGGACGACCGGGTGGGCGTGGACTCCATCGCCATGCACGGGCAGGTAGCCGCTCCCGGCGGCGCGTTCACGATGCCTGCGACCGCTCCGGTCCCGGACCACAAGGGCAAGATGGTCGTCCCGGCCTCCTTGATCGGGAAGAGCTGGCCCTACCCGCCCAACCGCCCCAACGACAGGTCCGTCCTCCAGGCGTGGCGCCCGGAGTGGGGCATCCCCGGCTGGATCTTGTCCGGCGGCGCCCGAGTCCCGTTCACGCTGGAAATGCTGCCACCGCGGAAGATCAAGCGCTCCCAGAATGGCGGCGCGCCGCAGCCTTCCGCGCCGTTCACGATCACGGATTTTGGCGACGGCGCCCCCGCGGAGTAAAATGGCCTCGCCCGCGCAAGAATTAAATATCCTCGGAGGATCAATGGCTGCCCCAACGATGCGCCCCGGAACGAAATGCATGGCTCCTGATGGCAACGGCGACCTCTGCGGCAAGCCGGCCGCCCACGACCGCGCGTTCGGCGGCACCGTGTTCCACCTCTGCGAAGAGCACACGCAGGAAGTGGACGAGGACGCCATCGACGACCCCGAGAACGGCTCGGACGCGCCCGACGACACGATGGTGCCCTAATGGTCACGCGAGCCCAGCACGCAGCCCGAAAAAATCGGGAGAGCCTCTCCAAGCGCCTCGGCATGACCGGCACGGCGATTCACGCGCGAGGAGGGCACGAGTGCGCGCACTGCGGCGCCTCTGCCATCAAGGAGGCGGCAGCCGGCCGCCACATGCATCTCGACCACATCAAGCCGGAGTCCGCCGGCGGGAAGGACAACGCGCGCAACCTCGTCCCAGCCTGCCACGGGTGCAACTCCGCGCGGCACGACATGCCGCTGGAGAAGTGGGCGGAGCATGCGAAGAAGCACCTCGGCATCAACGTCGATGTCGCCAAGATCCAGGCGCAGACCAAGCAGAAGCTACCGGACAAGAGCGGCGTCCAGAAATCTCTTCAGGTGCAGCACTCCAAGATGGCCGAGATGCACGACTCCGCCGCGAAGGCCGGCGGGCACCCGGACGTCGTCGCGGCGCACCAAGCCGCTGCCGCGGTCCACGCGGCCATCGCCAGCCGGGCCGGAGAAGGGAAGGCTCGAATGGCCGACATGAAGGCTGCTCGGAAGGCCACAGCCGCGGTCCACGCGGCGCAGAAAGGCGCCGACGCCGGCCCGCGGCACCCGGACGACATCAAGCGGGACGAGGACGGGAAGTTCGCATCGGCATGATCCGGCAACCCTGGTTGTCTCCGCACGCTCGCGCGACCTCCGCGTGGCTCCAGACGGCCTCCGTGGATGAGCGGCTGCTCGCCGCGGAGATCACCACGCTGGCCTACGCCTGCGACACCGAGGCGGACCTAGCTCGCGTCGCGCTCTCCCTCGACCTGGAGCCGGAGTGGGGCGAAAGCATTTCCGGCCTCCGGCTGCGCGTGATCTGGAAGGGGAAATATTACTACCGGGTGCGTCCGCCCCGCGAACCCATGCCGCCGGTTGTACTTCGCTGGTGGGCGCGCCTCGCGCGGGAACTTCCAGAGAGCTGGCGGGCGCCTTTCAGAGAGTTCGTGGACAAGATCCGTGGAGCTTCCAGATGATCGACTTCGTGCTCATGTGCGCCATGCTGATCATTGCCTTCGGATGCATGCTGATCAAGGATAAGGCGTGAACGCCACCAACCGGGAGTTCTTCGGGCTCCTCCTGCCCGCGTTCGCCGCCGGAATTATCTTCGGCTGGCGGCTGCGCGGGTGGTGGGCGAAGCGAACCCGCCCGAGTCCGGCGGGCGATCTGCTGGAGTTGGAGCCGCCTCCAACCTATTGACGGCGCGGCCCGAGCGTAGCAAGGTGCGAGGACCTCGCCAGGGTTTCCGCCTGCCACGCTCAGGAGCTTCTCGTGAACATCGCCAACTTCGCAGCCGCCAGCAAGAAGAAGCTGGCCGCCAAGCCGCAGCTCGACGACCCGCACGCCCAGCCGGACGGGATGTCGCCCCACAACGACCCGGCCGAGCACGAGGAGGCCGAGGCGGCCAAGCCCGGCGAGGAGGACGGCGAGGAGGAGCAAGATCCGAAGAAGGTGGCGGCCCAGTGCGCCGCTCGCGTCCGCGCCGGCAAGGTGGACCACCAGATTGTGATGCTGATGAAGAAGTTCGACGCGGAGACGGACGGCTATCCGGCCTGGGCCGTGGACGAGCCAACCTGGGAGCAGGCGGAGTCCGCGGTCGAGCCGCACGCCGCCGGCAAGGGCCTGCCCGATCCGTGGCTGGTCGTCGCCGCCACCTACCAAGCCCTCGGCGGCAAGGTGGACGCCTCCAAGGGCGCCGAGCAGGATGACGACATGGACGAGGAGGACGGCGAGGAAGGCGACGAGGACGAGGACGCCATCCCCGGCGACCACGCCGAGCCGGACGGCGACGAGGACGAGGATGGCAACGAGCCTGCCTTCCCGCACTCCGGCGCGGAGGAGTAGGACATGATCGGCGCGCACGACCATCCGCAGGCTTTCGGCGGGAACCACGGCGAGGCTCAGGCTTCGCACAACGAGAAGCTGCACAACTCCCACGGCACGCCCGCCCCAGCCTCCGCCCTCCACGCGGAGAAAGATCGGCAGGCGGCCGGACACGCTCCGCGCGGTGTGCAGATCGGGGCGAAGGGCTGCCTGAACTGCACCCCGAGCGGCTGCCGCCATGCCGGGAAGGGCTAGCTCATGGCGACCCTGGTCTGGAACAACTCCGGGGGCCCGCTGCCCATTCCAGGCATCTACGGGGGCGGCAACGTCAAGAACTCTTCGGGCGTGGTGATCAACGACACCGTCGCGAACGTCGCCGCGCTGCTCTCCGCGGTTCCCGGAGACGGCATCTCGATCTCGGTCGCCCCGGACGGGCAGTCCTCCGCCCGCTCGCGCGGCTCCAACCTGGACGAGTTCATCTCCACCGAGCAGACAGGCACGGGCTCGCCGCAGAGCATCGCCCACGGCATGGGTATCATTCCGACCCGCGTGACCTGCATCCCAACCGATACTAGCCCGGCCACCGCCGGCGTGTTCACGGTCACGGAGGGCACCCACGACGCCACCAACGCCATCGTGACGGTGACCTCCGGCAAGAAGTTCAAGCTTGTGGCGTGGCCGTAGTAGTTGACCGCGGGCGCTCCGCGCCTGTAGTTTAAGTTTCCTGGAGGTTCGCCGTGGCAGAGAACAAGAACATCGGGATGCCGGTTTCGACCCTGGCGAGCGGATTCCCGTTCGACCGGGTCGCTCAGATCCGGCCCGGCGTGCGGTACGCGCAGCGGGACTTTCCCGGCAACGGGCGCTTCTCGGTTCCCAGCCCGGCCGATGCCTCCGCCCGCGGCGGAGAGATCCAGAACTACGACTCGATGGGTCGCGTGGCCGACATCAAGGTCGGCAAGAACATGAAGGGGGGCCGCTGATGGCCGCGAACTACAAGGGCGTGAACGTCTCGCACCGCACCGTCCGCAGCCTCGCCGTGGAAAAGGGCACCGACCCAGCCAACTTCACCGAGAGCCCGCCCATCGAGGGCGCCATCGGCGGCGGCTCGATGCCGGTCGCCGTCTCGGGCGGAACCTACAAGGCGACTCCCGGCCATCTTCCCAACGCGGCGCCCCTGCACCGCCCGACCGAGAACCCCTTCAAGAACCTGCGCGGCAGCTAGCCGCGCTGAACACGGAGAACGACGATGCCCGAGAGCGTGAGCAACGAGGATCTGGCCCGGGAGAACCCGGAGCACCCGACCAAGGCGTACGACCAGAAGCACGGCGTCTACCGCGGCACGCCGATCCCGGTCACGGACACGGCGGTCAACGCGACCACGCTGGCCGAGCCGAAGACGCCCTTCAAGAACCTGCGCGGCAACGGGCAGGGCGAGTAGTTCCTCTCCCTGACCTGGAGCACCCGTGGCCGACGCCTACACGTTCATCGCAGACGCCACGGTCGCCCCGATCTCGGGCGGCTTCTCGTCGGGCATCGCCGCGCTCGACGTTCCGCTGAATGAGGCTCTGACGCTCTCGGTCAAGTCGTCCCAGGTGGTCGAGTTGATCTCGGACGCGGCCGCCACCGTCCAGCTTCCCGGCCCGACCTCGACCAACCCGTCCGCGCCGCTGGCGAACGTGGTGGTCATCAAGGTGGTCGGCCCGCGCGTGAAGGCGGCCATCACGACGGCGGACGGGGCTTCTCAAATCGTCCCGGTAGACCCGCTGTTCGTGCTGCACACGACCACGGTCAGCCCGATCACGGCCCTGACGTTGACCCGCACGCCCGGAAATGACACGTTCGTTCACCTCTTCCTCGGGCAAATCTAGCCCGGCAATTTCTGCAAGGAGCACGAAATGACCACGTCCGCCGCATACACCCTCCGTCAGGCGCTCGACGACGCGCATCCGTCGCGCATCGACAACGCGATCAACCAACTCGACATCGGCACGTCGATGCGGAAGATCCGCGCCACCATCGCCGCGGCGACTTCCTCGGCGACCCCGGACATCACGGCGATTCCGGCGGCCAAGATCACGATCAACGAAGGCCCGGCCGGCGTGCGCGCCAGCGGCATCCTCCCGCCCATCGGCCTCGTCCGCTCGCTCCGCGTCACCGCCGGCACCCTGGCTGCCGGCCCGGCGATCATCATCGACGCGGGCGGCACCGCGACCGCCATCGGCGCGGGCACGGCGCACGGCGTCCTCCTCGGCACCGACGACAAGACCCTGACCTTCCAGGCGGCGGTCACCGGCTTCGTGATCGAGTACTTCGCCAAGCCGGGCAGCTACCTTTCCGGCGGCGTCTGGAAGGGCATCGACATCGATACCCAGCTTTTCGCGGGCACCCAGGACGGCATGGGCGCGGAGTAGTCTTCTCACGCCGTTCAACCGTAGGCGGGCGCCGAAATTGGCGCCCCGCCGAATCACCCAACCACGGACCCCAAGCGAAACCCGGAAGATCACCACGCGACGGCGGCGGTGAAACGGCCGGAATCGATCCAAGGGCCACAGCGAGGAACCCGTGCTCAAGAACCAGATCCAGATGTCCCCCGAAGTGGAGGCAGGAAGCGGCGGAGCCGCCCCGACATCGCAGCAATCCCAGCCCGCGGCGCCCCAGGCGGCTCCCGCGGCCAAGCCCGCGGAGCCCGCAGCAGACGCGGCCTCGGCGGCAGCCCAGTCCCGCACCGACCCGGCGCCCGACCTGACCAAGGCGGGCCACTACATCCCGAACGGCGCGATGAAGGCGCTCAAGGAAGCGGAGCGCCGGCGCGGCCGCGACGAGTTCGTGAGCGAGCTGAACAAGAAGGCACAGGCGAAGGGCTACAAGACTTACGAGGAGTGGTTGGAGAAGGCTCCTGCCGCCGCGAAGAAGGCCGGGGCTGACGCCGCGACCGAGCCCGCGACTCCCGCGACCGACCCCACCAAGCCGCTGACCCGGAAGGACCGGGAGCTGTCGCGGCAGGTCGAGGAGGAACGCAAGATGCGGCAGAAGGCCGAGCGGCGCGCCAGGGAGTTCGAGGCGCAGATCGCGGCTCGCGAGGCTCGCGCCCAGATCGAGCGCGTGTTCGTGAACGGCGGCGTCCGCGACCTGGACTACGCGGTCAGCCTCCTGGAGCGCGAGACGGCCGGGATGACCCCGGAGCAGGCGGAGGCGTTCGACGAGAATGCGTGGCTCGCCAAGCTGCGGATCGACCGCCCCTACCTGTTCGGCGAGCGGATCGCCGCGGTGGACACGACCGGCGGCCAGGAATCCACTCCGGCTGGCCGCGCGGGCACGGCCTCCGCGCTCCCGCCCGACCAGCAGCCCGGCGCGGGCAAGGATCCGGCGGCGCGGAACGCGCTGACCGTGGATCCGAAGACGGGCAAGTACATGATGAGCGAGCGCGAGAAGCACGCCGCGCTCCAGGAGATCCTGCGGAGCGCCGGCCAGGGTGGCCCGGTGCTTCCCAAGAACTAGGAGCCGCTGCGATGGACGCCGCACCCGACATGCGAACGTGTACCGGGTGCGGCGCCGCGAAGGCGCGTTCCGAGTATTCGCTCCACCAGAGCCGCGGGCGCATCGGGAAGCCTCGGGCGCGCTGCAAGGCGTGCGACGTTGTTGCGTCAGCACTGCGCCGGTCGGAAAAGCCGGAAGCTTGTAATGCGGCCTCTCGGCGCTGGCAGGCAAAGAACCCGGAGAAGGTCCGGGCCTACGCCCGCGCCGCCTATCATCGAAACGCTGCGGCTCGCTGCGCGAAGGTAGCCAAGTACCAGAAGTCTCACGCTGCCGCGCTTCACGCTTGGCGCGCGCTCTATCGAGGGCGCGCGGCGGTCAAGGACAAGCACGCCGCCAAGATGCGGCGCCGCAATGCCGCGCTGCGCGAGATCGAGGTCCCGCAATCTTACCTCGACGCCTTGTTTGCCGCATTCGACGGCCTCTGCGCCTATTGCAAGGCCGCACCAGCTAAGACGCTCGACCACGTCCAGCCAATTTCCAATGGCGGGAAGCACGAGATCGGCAACCTCTTGCCGGCGTGCAATCCCTGCAACGCATCCAAGCACGCGCGAGATGCGCGAACGTGGGGCGCGAAGCGCGGGGTTGACGTGGATCGGCTTCTTCACGTAGTTTCAACCTGCGGCCGCGGCGCGGCCTAACGAAAGGATATTCCCTTGCCTTCCTTCAGCAGTATTGTGCAGACCCCGGCGGTCCGCGCCGTCGTCCAGAGCGGCCTTCTCACCCGCGAGTTCAAGGACGCGCTGTTCCCGCGTCTCCTCTACCGCGGGGAGGCCATCCCGGCCGAGTTCCCCACCCACGTCGGCGACACGCTGTACTTCACCGGCAAGGGCCTGCTCCCGCGCAACGTCGCGCCGCTGGTTCCCGGCACGGACCCGCTGCCGCAGACCTACCCGGTCGAGCAGTGGTCCACGCAGATCCAGAAGTACGCCGGCACCATCGACACGGACATGCCGACCGACATCGCGTCCATCGTGAAGCTCTTCCTCGAGAACACCAAGCAGCTCGGCCTCCAGGCGGCGCTCTCGCTGAACACCGGCGCCCGCGATCAGGCGTACAACGCCGCCCTCTCCGGCTGGACGGTGGTCAAGACGGGCTCCTCGGGCTCGGGCGTGACCTCGGTTCCGGTCAAGAGCCTGAACGGCTTCACCCGCGCTCGCCGGCCCGACCTCGCGGCGTCCGGCGGCTCCGCCGTGGCGTTCAACCCGGTCAGCACCACGAACCCGCTGGCGGTCGTCATCGACAACACGGGCACGCCGCAGAGCGTGAACGTGACCGGCTTCGTCGCGGACAACCCCGGCGACGAAACCGGTCCCGGCACCCTGACGGTGGACTCCGCGGTGACGTTTGCCTCGCGGTCCTACGTCATCGCGTCCGACCGCTCGGCCATCGTCCGGGCGGCCGCCGGCAACACCCTCGACGCGCTGGGCTCGGCCTCCATCTTCACGCCCAGCCTCATCCGCGCCGCGGTGGCTCGGCTCCGCACGATGAACGTCCCCACGTTCTCGGGCTCGGGCTACTACCACTGCCACCTGGACCCGACCTCGGAGACGCAGCTGTACGCCGACCAGGAGTTCCAGCGGCTCAACGCGTCCATCCCGGACTACGTTCTCTACAAGGAGTTGGCGCTCGGGACGATGCAGGGCACGGTATTCTTCACCGACACCGAGAACCCGCTCCCCTCCACCGTCCTCACGGTGGCGTCGGACGGCATCACCTACACGCCGGCGGACCCGTTCGCGGGCGAGCTGTACACGAACGGCGCGACCTCGGGCCTCGTGGTCCACCGCCCGATCTTCCTCGGCCAGGGGGGCCTCCAGGAGTTCGGCCAGAACCAGGACGAGATGATCACGATGGCGGGCCTGAACGGGAAGGTCGGCGACTTCGACATCTCGAACAACGGCATCGAGATCAACTCGGACGGCGTGAAGCTGATCCTCCGCGCCCCGCAGAACCGCACCCAGGACGTGGTGTCCTCGACGTGGCTCTGGATGGGCAGCTGGACCTTCCGCACGGACGCGACCACCGGCGACTCGGCCCGCCACAAGCGCGCGGTTTGCGTCGAACACACCTAGCCAATTGCACCTCTCGGTCTGAGGCCGGCGAGGGCTGAAGGGAAGCGAGGCCGGCGGGCGAAAGCCTCCCGGCCTCGTGACTTTCTGGTCCTTGACGCTCGGACGCCGGCGGAGCAGGATGAAACTTCATCCTCTCGCCAGGAGACACACGATGCCCGACCCCGTGGACGCGATCCAGCCCTCTCCGTTCGACCCGAAGAAGCCGGCCGCCAAGGCCGCGCCCGCCGCCAAGGCCGCCCCGGCTCCCGCGGCTCCGCCCCCGCACCGCCACTGGAAGGTGGGCACCAGCAAGAAGGTGAGCGTGGGCGGTGTCGTCATCCAGTTCCACGAGGGACAGGTTCTCGACGCGGCGCACTACTCGCACCGCGGCATCCACGATCTCCGCAAGGCGGGGCTCAACCTGCTGCCGGTCGATCCGCCGGAAGAGTTCGAGTAGTTCGCGGTTCGCGAATGGCGAATGGGTGACCCATGCCGTTGACTGACACGGAACGCGAAAAATGCCGATACGCGCTGGGCTACCCGGCGGTGTCCGCTCTCGCGTCGGTTCAATTCGGCATCCCGCGCCCGCTCGCCACCAGCTACCTGCTGGAGACGGCGATGAACCAGCTCATGGAGATCGCGGTCCCGCGCGTCCAGCGCATCTTGGGAGAGTTGGACGCCTGCGAGGCCGCGATGTCCGAGGCGCGCAGCTACCTCATCGCCGAAAAGCTGGAGGAGCTGTCGCTTCGGGAAGATGCCACGCAGCGGCTGGAGGAGGAATATCGCCGCTGGGCCTCCCGGCTCGCGGACGTGTTCGGCGTCCCGTTCTACGGGTTCTCCAACAAGCTGCGCGGCGGCTCCGGGGACTCCCGAGGCAGCGGCGTTTCCATGATCAAGAGGAACTAGGCGCGTGCCTCGCTACGACCCGCTATCCCCGCCGGATATGCGGCGCAGCCTGGGGCAGCGGCTCGTTCCCGTCGCGGACAGGCTGCGGGCGCTCCTGACGGAATTCGGGCTCCGGCCCTACACCGTCTCGCTCGTCCGCACGCGCTGGACGGGTGGGCGGCGCGGCGTCGGCGAGGAGGTCGTGGTGGAGGAGACGCTCCTGCGTCCGACTCCGGCCATCGCGGACATGACCGGCGTAGCTGCCATCGCCTCTCCGGCGGGCCTCGCGGAGCAGGGCGAGATATTGCTGTCCAAGATCAGCGGCACCATGACCGAGGAGCAGCTTCGCGGCATCGCCCCTGACGGCACGGCCATCGACGCCGATGAGCAGTTCTTCTACGAGATCCACTTCCCGCGGCGCGACGGCTCTCCGGGCGAGCGGCGGCGGTTCTTCCCGACCTCCGCGCCCTACTACAACGCCGGCGGGCTCCAGTGGCAGGTGCAGCTCCGCAAGCAGAACGCAGAGCGCCAGCGCGGCGGGGACGTGCGGCGCTGATGGCCATCTTCGGCGCCAAGATATTGCCCGGCAAGCTGCCCGGCCTCCTCCGGCAGCTCGGGAAGAAGGCTCCCGTGGCCCTGAAGCGCGGCATGATCTCCGGCGCGATGCGCTGCCGCGTCGTCATGCAGAACAAGACCGCGGAGCTGAAAATATTCGACCGCGGCACCTACCGGATGCGCTGGAAGGCGGAGCCCACCGCGAAGGGTGCGCGCGTGTTCAACGACGCCCCGCACGCGCCCGTCATCGAGGAAGGACGCCGCCCCGGCGCGCGCCAGCCCCCGTCAGCCGTCATCGCCCGCTGGGCGCAGCGCAAGCTCCACGTCCCGAAGAAGCAGGCCGCCGGCATCGGATTCCTCATCGCGCGCGCCATCGGGAAGCGCGGCATTCCGGCCAAGCACGTCCTCGGCAACATGGTCGGCCCGCTGACGGCCGTCGTGGAGGAAGAGGTGCTCCGCGAGATCAACCGCCTACTGGCTGGTGGCCCATGAGCTACGACACGGTTCCCGGCAGCAAGCCGGCCCAGACCGGCACCAAGCTCATCACGGACTCGTCCACGCGGCCCGTTCCGACCGGCCACCGGGAGGTGGATGCCCGGACCGCGCTGTGCCGCGGGCTGGCTGAATATCTCCAGGGCTTGAGCCTCGACCTTCCCGGCGGGCGGCGCGTCAGCCTGGACAACTGCTTCTGGCAGTGGCCGGAGGCGGAGCAGGACGCGATCTACCCGGCGCTCGCCTGCATCCCGGAGGGCGACGGGGAGTACGAGGCCAAGAACCTCACGCCCGTGTTCGCCCCGGCCGACCGGCTCAAGCAGCCCGACGGGCGCTGGACGTTCGAGTGGGCGGAACTCGCCCAGGACATCCGGGCGGAGCTTCACTGCAACGACCCCGCGGAGCGGGAGGGGCTCGTGGCGCTCATCGAGGACGCGATGAACCCGGTGGATTGGATGTTCGGGTTCCGGCTCGCGCTGCCGCACTACTACGGCCAGCACGCCGACTTCCAGCTCATGTCCACCGGCTACCCGGACACGGCCGAGTCCGTGATGGAGCGGCTCCGGGTCACGGTGTTCAAGGTCCACGCGAACATCGCGGTGGTGAAGCTCTACGACTTCCCGACCATGATTCCCCGGGTCGAGCTGGACGCCGGCGTGACGGTGGAAGTTCCGGTGGTAGATCCTCTCGCCCCATCGACGTAGTGCTTGTGCTCGTGTAGGTTCCGAATCTAGCGCCGCGGCGCACAGACCTGGAGGTTCCATTTGGGCTTCGTTCGCAGGTACAATTTCTTTCCGACTCAGCAGGTTATTGGGCAAATTGAGGGTGTCATCATCGCGGACATGCCCCAGCCCGGCGGCATCCTGGGTGTGGGCACGGGCGTCGCTTGCTGCATCGGCGAGTTCGCCGACTGTTCGAACAGCCTCCTCCCGGACGGCGCGGGCGGCTTCACGCAGAAGATCGTCCCGACCCAGGTGTTCTCCGCGGCCGACGCCGTCAACGAGGTCGGCGGCTTCGACCCGACCATCGGCGACTTCGGCATCTCAGGCGGCAACGGCTACGTGGACGCCCTCAAGAACAAGCAGTTCTCCGCGCTGGTCCTCTGCGCGGTGAACATCGCCTCCGCGAAGGCCGGGCGGCTCGTCCGCGTGCTGCCGACGAACACCTCCGCCACCAACCCGGCTCCCGCGGTCGCCATGCAGGCCGGCGCCGTCCCGGCGGGCACCGAGTTCACGACCTCGGGCGGCGTGCGGGTCCGCACGGCCGGAATGGTCAACTTCACGGACACGCCGGCCTACGCCTCGGGCGTGGACGGCGCGCTCGCCTCGGCCACCACCGCCGTGTCCCAGACGTTCACCTCCGCCAGCCTGAACGCGCTGCTCCTGGCGAAGAAGATCAACGTGGGCGACATCATCGTCCTCGGCGTGATCGGCGACGCCACCTACGGCGTCGCCACCATCCTGAACAGCTACTACGGCTGCTACCGGGTGCTCACCGCCCCGGCCTCCGGGACGACCATCACCATCCAGCAGCTCGACGGGACGACCTTCGCGATCCCGACCCAGACCACGATCCCGTGGCGCCTCCACTGCGCGTCCACCTACGACTCGGCGGCCGGCGGGCAGGCGAGCACTCCGGGCGCGGCCTTCTCGACCCTGGCGGCCTACACCGTCCCGGCGCGGCCCCTGGACACGGGCGGCATCGCCGTCTCCTCGGTGGTCGCTCCGACGACGCCAGCGGCGGCTCCCACGGCCACGGGCTGGGCGGCGCTCTCCGGCCTGACGTTCCTCACGAACGCCACCAACGCCATCACCTATACGGCGGCCATCCAGGCGCCCAACGCGGCCTACTCGGCCGCGTGGGATCCGTTCTACCAAGCCTGTTTCGACGCGCTCCTCTCCGACGACCTCCCGGCGCGCAGCGTGAACATCGTCTGGTGCGCTCGGACCTCCAGCTACAACCGCTCGGCGGGCGCGGCGCACGTCGCCACGGCCAGCTCGCGCGGGCGCGGCCGGATGTTCGTCGCGGCTCCAGACCTCGCGCAGCAGAGCGTGGCGGCGGTTACGGCATCGGCCGATCCGGGCGTGGCGGCGAACCGCAGCGAGCGGGTGGTCTACTCCTGGCCGGGCGCGCAGATGCTCGTCAGCGAGGCGTCGAACATCGCGGTCCAGACTGCGACCTCCGGCAAGCTCACCTCGGACGGCCTCCTGGACGTCCGCATGGATGGCTTCGTGGCCTCCGTCCTCTCCGTCCTGGCGCCGGAGCGCAACCCCGGCCAGACGGCTCCGCCGGTCGGCGGAACGGGCGGCGTGCTCTCGGTGCTCTCGGGCTTCCAGCGCGGCGTCTCCGGCCTGACCATCGACAGCTACTCCTACCTGCGGAGCCAGGGCGTGGCGGCGCTGCACTTCGACCAGATCCTCGGGCCGGAGATCCTCAGCGGCATCACGACCAGCCTCGTGTCCGGGCAGACGAACATCAACCGGCGGCGGTTCGCGGACTTCATCGAGGACAGCTTGGCGCAGGCGCTCCAGCCCTTCGTGAAGCTGCCGGTGACGAACGCCCTCATCGACGCGGCGACGGGCGAGATCGACAACTTCTTGAACGACATGAAGTCGTCCAACAACCCGGCGGCGCAGCGCATCTCGGACTACTCCGTGGACGCCAAGAGCGGGAACACCCGCTCCCAGCTCGCGCTCGGCATCTTCGTGATCAAGGTCGCCGTCCAGATGCTCGCCACCGCAGACTTCATCGTCCTCCAGGCCGACGTCGGGCCGGGCGTGACCATCAAGCAGGTCTGAGGAGGCGCGTCATGTTCAAGTGGATCTACAACAAGCTGAAGGCGTTCCTCTTCGACGAGCAGCAGTTCGAGAAGATGGGCGGAGCGGCGGTCGCGAACATCCGGGCCGCCCTCATGGCGGCTGGACTCTCCTCGGTCGCTTTCAGCGAGCAGATCGCCGCGCTCATGCAGACCCCCGAACACGCTGCCAAGATCAAGCTGGCGGGCGTCATCGTGGCCGGCATCGCCATGATGTTCCGCGCCGGGGAGAAGAACCTCCCGCCGCCTCCGCCCCCCTTGACGGCTGGCTCGGGCGGTGGCACCATCGCCGCCTGAACGAGCCCGACGGCTCGACGCGGCTACACCCGGCAACGGGGATAGGGGCGCGGGGTTCCCGGAGACGGGGCCTCGCGCCTCTTGCTTTTGACTCGAACATCGGCTAAGTGCCGAGAAAGGTTGGCCTTTGTGAGTTCCAGGATCAGGGGTCAGGAGGTGACGATTACCATCGTCGCCAACGGGCAGCCGTTGACGACCATGAACGACGTGAAGTCGTTCGAGGTGTCACTGGAGTTCGACCGCCAGGAGGAGGGCTACCTCGGCGAGACGGCTCCGCGGTTCGACGAACTCGCGAAAGGCTTCAAGGGCTCGATGGAGCTGCACCTGGAGAATCAGGATTTCGTCGGGTTCATGCAGACGATCCTGGACCGGGCCTCCCGCCGGAACACGAACATCAAGATCAACATCCAGGCGACCCTCGCGTTCCCCAACGGGGACCGGCCGAAGTTCTTCGGCAACGACTGCTTTTTCGGCGCCATTCCGCTGTCGTTCGGCGGCCGGGAGCAGTACGGCTCGCTGAAACTCGACTTCGCGGGCTCGAACGCCAGGATCGTGAAGAGCTAGCACCGCAGCACCAGCCCTCGCCAACCACAGGAGTGATCCATGAACGAAGTCGATGACATCGAAGACCTGCGCGCCAAGATCCCGGTCGGGATGCGGCTGCCCTCCCGCTCGGGCCGCCCCGTCCACACCTTCACGGTCCCGCAGGAGCACCGGCAGGAGGTCGGGCTCGCGAGCATCGGACTCGTGGAGCTGACCGCCGACGAAGAAATGGCCGTGATGCGCCGAATGCAGACCGCCTCGGTCGCCTCCGGCATCAAGGCGCAGTACGATCTCGCGAAGGCGAGCGTTGTCCAAGTGGACGGCAAGGCCGTCTCCTCGGCCGACGAATCCCTGGAGGTCGCCTGGGTGGCGATGCGCCCGAAGGCGCGGGCGCTCCTCCTCCGAGCGTTCCAGAAGCTGCACAACCCTCCGCCGGAGATGGAGGCGGGTTTTCTGGAAGGGGAGACGACGAGCGTGTAGTCGCTCCCCGGCAGAGTGCGGGGTCCGCCGAGATGGTCCTCGGCAGCCTGCACGCGGCGCATGTCGAAGGGCGGTCGTGGACGGAGAGTCGAGAGGAGGCGGTCATGGACCTGTTGGCATTCCTGGGCAGGGCCGGATACCAGAGTGCGGACTCTCTCGCCCGCCATCGCAGCGTGCGGTGGCTCTACCGGCTCGCCGCATCGGTTGGGAAATTGCTCCAGGCTGAGTCCGACGCCATCGAGCGCGCGCAGCGTTCCTCGGGAGGGAGCTGATGGCATCTCAAGGCGTCAGCCTGGAGTTCACCGTGGAGGACATGGCGTCCTCCGCGATGGAGAGCGTCATCAAGACGGCGGAGAAGCTCGCCGCCGCCGCGGAGAACGCCGAGAAGCACGTCGCCGGAGCCGTGGGGGCTCCGGGCTCTCCCGTCGCCGCCGCGGCCTCCACGGGCGTCGGGCGCCTCGCTGGTGGCCTTCAGACGCTCTCCAACAAGTTCGACGGGCTCTCCGCGGGCCTCTCGAACCTGATCGGGGTCGGTGCCGGGTTGGGGGCCGCGCTGGGCTTCCACAAGATGTTCGAGGTCGTGAACGAAAAGATCGGCGACACCATCCGGCTCAAGAAGCTCACCGGCCTCGCGACCGAGGAAGCCTCCGCCCTCAACGAAACATTCGAAGCGGTGGGCGTCGGCGCGGACGTATCCGGTAGCATCCTCCAGCGCATGGTGTTGAGTGCAGAGCGCATGAAAATGTTCCCGTCGGGCGCGCGGCAGAGCTACGCCATGCTCGGTGTGGATATTCGCAGGGGGCCGGTGCAGTCCATGCTCGCGATGTCCAAGCGGGTGCAAGACGGCAAGCTCGAAACGGCGGGCCTCGCTCGCGGGATGCGGCTCTCCTACGACGAGGCCGATAAGCTGATGAAGGTCTTGAAGACCGGGCCGGACGCCATCCGGGAGTCGATGAAGGACACCGGCGGCGTCGTGGATTCCGACATCGCGGCCTTCAAGGCGATGAAGCAGGCGCAGATCGACGTCGGCCGCGCCTGGGAGGACATTTCCTTCCTCGTCGGCCGCGAGATGCTGCCGGTGGTCGCCAAGTTGCTCCAGCACGTCGCGGACGGCGCCAAAAAGTGGGTCGAGCCGGCGAAGCGGTTCGGGGAGTTCCTGAACATGCACTTGACGCAGGCCGTCGGACTCGCGACCACGCTCGGCAAGATCCTGCTGGCGAACGCGGCGCTCCAGAAGGCTTCCGGCATGGGCATCGGCGGCGTGGCGCAGGCCGGATATGGCTACGCCAAGGGCGTCGCGACCAACGTGGTCGGTGCGGCCGCGATGGCCACGGGGGCTTCGGGCGGCGGCGCCGTGTCGCTGGCCTTGAACCTCCTGCGCGGGTTCGCGGGCGTCCTCGGCCCCATCGCTCTCCTGCTGCCCATCGTCATCGCCGGTGTGCAGGGACTCTGGAACAACGTGGGAGGAGGGTTGGACGAGTTGATCGACTCCGTGTCGGACATCATCGACTCCGTCGAGACCATGTTCTCGCCGCTCACGGACATGCTCGGAGGCGGCAGCGCGATCTCCTCCTTCATGCAGCTCGTGCTTCCAGCGGCGCTGCTCGCGATCACGCAGATCATCAAGGGCGTCGTGGACATGATCACGATCATCGGCCGGTGGATCGGCGGCATCATCAAGAGCGTTGGGAACGGCTTCCAGTACGAGAACGAGGCTGCCGCCCAGGCCACGAGCTTCATGGCCATCGCAGATCAGGTGCGCGTCGAGAACGAGAACCGGAAGAAAGAGCGCACGACGCACACGCGGGTCGCCGGCGACAACGCCAAGGCCAAGAAGGGTGACTTCAACCAGAACTTCTACGGCTCGCGGTTCGACATCACGCAGAAGTTCGAGGAGGGCTTCGACCCGGACCGCGTGCTTACAGCCTTCACGAACGACCTCGCGGCGCTAGGCGAGCGCGGCACCATGTCAGGCTTCCAGCCCGCCTTCGCAGGCGCGACGAGCAAGGGGTAGCCGCGATGGCCGGCGTTCCGACAGGTTCAGGCATCACCTTTCCTGGCGAGGGCGGAGCTTCGGACACCACCGCTCCGAGCTTCTCCCTGGAGACGCTGACGGCGCCGTATCGGAAGCTCATCCTCACCGGGCGGGCGCTGCCGTACCAGGGCCTTAAGGTCGTCGGGAAGATGAAGATCGAGAGCATCTACTACCCCGGCAACCCGGTCGCCACGCAGCAAGTCATCGGCTCGGAGGAAGGCGACACGACGATCAACGGTATCTGGAAGGATCGGTTCGTCGCCGCCGGGAACAACCCTGGCGGCATCTCGCCCGCGCAGATGATCACCGACTCGCCCGGCACCATCGCGGCGAACGCGCTGTCCGTCTGGGATCTCGTGGACGAGGTGGACAAGATGCGCCGACGGGCGCAGCCGCTGCGCATGACGTGGGGACAGGTCATCCGCCACGGGCTCATCTCCGAGACGGAGTTCAACTGGCTCCGGCAGACGGACGTGGAGTGGAAGATCACGTTCGTCTGGGCCAGCCAGGGTGAAGACCCAGGCCCATTCGCCATCCCGCCACCCTCCATCCAATCAGCTGCCGACGCGCTCGGCGGCGCCGTGGACACGTTCTCGATCTCGGCTCGCAAGATCGGCCTGTTCGACTCGCTGCTCTCCGCGGCAGGTGGGCTCTTCCGGCTCTTGTCGATTTTCTCGGACGCGCTGTCCCTGATTTCCTCCGGCATCGAGATCGTCTCCGGCGTCGTGGGCGGTCTCGCGAGCATCGTGAACTCGATCTACTCGGCCATCAACGACGTGCGCGACGCGGTCCAGAGCATCGTCAATTCTGTGAACGGCGTCGTTCAGGCCATCCAGCGCGTGCTGGGCATCTTCCAGTACATCGCGGACCAAGCCCAGGCGCTCCTCGACCTCCTCGGCTCGCTCGTCTCCACCGACTACTTCAACACCCGCTCGCTCCTGTTCACGCCGGACGACCTGACCGACTTCGGGCCGGCGGGCGCCCCGCAGGTTGCGGGCATTACGATGGGGCAACTCCTCGCCGCGGACACCCGCAACCTGGAGCTGCGCCGGACGGCGCGCGACCTCAAGCGCACCGCGGTCACGCAGGCGGCGGCGCTCGCCACCCAGGTTCAACCCGCGGAGATGCTGGCGGTGTTCGTGTCCAAGAGCACGACGGACCTCCGGCGCACCGCCTCGCTCTACTACGGCTCGCAGAACTCATGGAGCGGACTCGCGCAGTACAACAAGGTCACCACGAGCCAGCCCGCGCCCGGCAAGCTCATCCTCGTCCCGCGCGTGCTCCCCGCGCCCCCCGATTTCGGCATCCCGGCGGCGAGGTAGGAAATGCCGGCGCCGATCTACTACCCGATGTTCGCGGTCGAGCTGGGGCTCCGGTTCGACGAGGAACTCCACGGCGTCACGCTCCCGCAGGCCGTCAGCGCGGAGACGGGCGACTTCACCATCCCGGCCACGCTCGTCCAGCTCCAGCAGAGCAAGCCGGCGGCGTCGGATGGACTCTCCTTCCAGACGCTGGTCACGCCCACGCGCTGCTCGGTGGACATGCCGGGCTTCCGGCAGGCCGGGAAGTTCACGCTGGAGATCCCGTTCACGGACATGCCGTTCGAGCCGGACATCATCCGGGCCTGCGCAGTCCGCATCTACGGCGACCTCGTGGACGGGGCGGATTGGGCGAAGAACAACACCGCGTTCGCCGTGGCTGGCAAGGCCACTAGAAACTCGCTCGTTCCTAGTCCGCAGAACGAAATGCTCGTCGGGGTCGCCGACGTGATCCGGGTGGAGCACTCCGAGAAGGGGGGCACCGTCTCCATCGAGGGGCGCGACCTCCGCGGCATCCTGATCGATCTGGTCTGCAAGCACGACGTCCTCAAGCGGCTCAACGTGGACCAGCCCATCGACAAGGTGATCCAGGATATTGTGGACAACGCCCCGGTCCTCAGGACGCTCGGCGTCCACATCGATGTTCGCGCGGACGATTGGCCTTCCGGCACGGTGCCGCACCCCAACGCGCCGGCCCTGATGACGAGAGTCAACCAGAAGGCCGCCGGCGGCGCACAGGCCGCTCCGGGCTCCGGCTCGATCGGCCCGATGATGCCCGCTGCGCCTCCGCAGAAGATCAAGCTGTGGGACTTGATCTCGAACCTCTGCCAGCTCGTGGGCGCCGTCCCGTATTTCGTCGGCACCGGGCTCCGCGTCCGGCCGGCGCGCGCTCTCTACGATCCGGCAAAGATGGCAGGCTTCGACCCCAACTTTCCAACACCGTTCGCCGGCGGCACGCCGCGCATCGTCCGCGGCGCGGACGGCAATGTCTACGCCACCCAGATCCGAATCATGACCTGGGGCAGGAACATCTCCTCCCTCAAGCGGGAGCGGAAGCTCGGCGGCGCGAAGGTGCCGACCGTGGTCTGCGTGTCCGTGGACACCGACTCCAAGGTGCGCGGGAAGAAGGGCAAGCACGTCGAGGCACAGTGGCCGCCGAAGGCCCCGCCCACGGGCCAGCCTGGCCAGGGCGGCGGAGCGAGCAAGGCGACCACGGTCAGCCCCGACGGCTCGGTCGTGCAGAACGAGCAAATCTACATCTCCATCCCCGGCATCCGGGACAAGAAGCGCCTGGAGGAGATCGCCCACGACATCCGGGAGGAGATCGGACGCGGAGAGCTGACCGGCTCCTGCTCCACCAAGGACCTGTCCTCGTTGGCCGAGGGCACGGAAGACGCCGATCTCCTCCGCCTCCGCCCCGGCGACCCGGTGCAGTTCACGGTGGACGACCGGGCGATGCACAGCTACCCGCCCCCCATCACGGACGTGAGCGACATCTTCAGGACCGACCCGCAGACCCTCGCCATGATCCTCGGCCAGCGGTTCTCCGACGCCGATCTGGGCCGCGTGGTGGCCTATTCCCTCCTCGGGCGCATCCGGGAGCGGCAGAGCATCTACCGCGTCTCCAACGTGCGATTCGCCTGGGACAAGAACAGCGGCATCGGCGTGGACTTCGACTTCCAGAACTACATCGAGTCCAGGGATGGAAACTCGGCCGCGGCCATCGCCGCCGAGAAGGCGGTGTTCAAGCGGAAGGGCGGCGGTGCGAAGGTTCAGACCACGCCGCTCACCTCCGCGGGCGGCAACCGATGAGCCGAATCCGCAGGCCAGGCGCCTCTCTCGACACGCGCCGCTTCGGGCAGGCGCTATCCTTCCCCGGCATCGATCCGCGGCTGTGGGTGTCCACCGCCTGCGTGGATGCCGTGCACGTGGACGCGGCCAACGGCCCGTTCATCGACGCGACCCTGCTTCCCTCCGGGATGTCGATCACCGCGCGGGTGGGGTCGCCCTACGCCGGTTCCGGCTGGGGTCTGCACGCCCCGCTGGCCGTGGACGACGAGGTGGTCGTCGTGATCCCGGATGGCGACTGCACCCACGGAGCCGTGGTGGTCGCGCGCCTCTGGGCCGCGGCCGACCCACCTCCGGCCATCGCGGCTGCGGCCAAGACGACCAACGACCCGCTCCTCCAGGCGCAGCCGGGAACCACCCTGCGGCTGGTGGCGGACAAGATCGAGCTGGAGGCTGCCGGCGGCACGCAGGCGCTCGTCCGCGGGACGGACTACCGCAAGGGCGAGGCGAAGATGAACCAGACCCTCCAGCAGCAGCTCGCCGCGCTCGCCACCGCGTCCACCGCGCTCGCCACCGCCATGACGGCGCTCGGCGCGGCTTGCTCGGCGCCTCCGCTCACGCCGCTCGCAGCCAACTTCACGGCGGCGGCTACTGCCGCCACGAACCAAGCCTCCGCCGCGACGGCCGCCGCACAGGCGCTCGGCACGTTCGAGGGTTCGGCCGCCACCTACCTCGACCAGAACGTGGTGCTGCCGTGATCCACCTGACGCCCACGCCCGCCGCGGACGGCGCGACGACCGCGTTCACGATCACGGGAGCCGCCGTGCCGGAGCGCGCCCAGGTCTTCGTGGACCGCGCCTTCCAGATCCCGACCACCGATTACTCGGCCGCCTACACCGCGACGAGCTTTCAGATCACGTTCGCGGTCGCTCCTCCGGCCGGCTCCTACATCGACGTCGCCTGCGAGCCCGCCATCACGCCGGCGTGGTTCATCGCGCACGAGACGCCGGCGGGCACCGCGAACGGGTCCAACCGATCCTTCACGCTCGCGAACGTCCCCTACGGGCTCCAGCTCTTCGTGGATCGCGCTCTCGTGCTGCCCGGAACCGACTACTCGCGCACCGGCAGGAAGATCGCGTTCACGTCTTTCGCCCCCAGGTCCGGCGCCATCATCCGCGCCTGCTACGGCACGACCGCGCGGCACCCGCGGTTCTTGGCCGCACCCGTCGTGCCAACTCCCGCGCCGGACGGCGTCAACCTCACCTTCGCGCTGCCCTACGCCATCCCGCAGCCGGTGATCTTCGTGGACGGCGCGCTGGCGACGCCGACCACCGACTACTCCGTCGCGGGCACCACCCTGACGTTCACCTCACTCGCGACCACGCCCAGGGCCGGCGCGTCGGTGGCTGTCTGCTCCTCCGCGGACGCGCCGTTCGACGTGGTGACTGCGCCGGCGGAAACGCCGGACGGCGTGCGGCAGACCTTCACGTTCTCCTCCGCACCCGCGCTGCTCCAGCTCTACGTCGAGGGGATGCTCCAGGCGCCGGGGCTGGACTACTCGCTCTCGGGCGCAGTGGTCACGTTCCTCACCGCGGACGCCACGCCGAGAGCCGGCGCCGTGGTCTTGGGGTGCTTCAACCGCAGCACCGCGGCGCCGCTGTTCGAGCACGACGAAGCCCCCACCGGGACCGTGGACGGCATCAACTCGCACTTCACGCTGGCCTACGTCCCGCAGCGGCTCCAGCTCTTCGTGGACCGGATCCTCCAGGTGCCGGGCGTGGACTACTCGCGCTCCGGTGCTGCCATCGCGTTCCTGACCGGGTCGGTCCCGCCCGCGGGGGCGCTGCTCTGGGCGAACTACTCGGCGGCAGCCACGCCGTTCGACTTGGAGGAGACGCCGGCCGCGCTCGGAGGTTCCAGATGGATCCTCACGCGCGCTCCGGCCAGCGCGTGGGTGTTCGTAGATCGGCTGCTCCAAATCCCGGGCGTGGACTACGCGCTCTCGGGTAGGCAGATCCAATTCCTGGTCGGGGCGGTTCCGCTCTCGGGTGCGGCCATCGACGTCTGCTACCAGCTCTCCACGGCGGTGCAGAGCGTGGTGTCCGCATTTCCCACCAACTGGCGGACGATGCGGATCTCAATATCCGCGGCGCCCGACTCCGCGCAATTTCCGACCATCGCCGGCGACGCGCTGAACCCGGCTTGCTGGGCGATCTCCCGCGACGACTCGGGCGCCTCCCTCACGCCCGTCGCGGTCGCGCAGGTCAACTCGACAACGTTCGACATCTCGACCGCGGAGCGGTTCCCTTCTCATCTAGTCGGGATGCTGGCGGGCTTCCAGAACCTGCTCTTCACGAGCGTGCCACAGACGGCCACGCTGGACGTGAAGGGGCTCACCTGGAACGAATATTTCACCGCTCCGGCAGAGGAGGCGCAGCGCCGGAGGGTGACTACCGACCTCGCGAACCCGCAGGCGAGCCTTCCGGGAACCTCAAACGTCGGCGGCACGCTGGCGCTCAAGGGGGGCGACTACGTCAACGTCACCGGGGCGGACCTCGTGAAGAAATTGATCTACCGCCGGCTGGCGACGCCCAAGGGGGCCTTCGCGCACCTCCCGAACTACGGGCTCGGACTCCTCACCGCCAAGCAATTGTTCCAGCCGAACGACCTCATCAAGCTGCGGGCGGAGATCGAGCGGCAGGTCAAGATGGAGCCGGAGGTGTCCACGGTGCGGGCGAAGATTTCTCTCGACCCTGCCGGGATCTTGTACATCTCGGTCACGGCGACGCTCGCGACGAGCGGGCAGACCGTGCAAGTTTCTCTCGGAGGAGCGTGACCCGTGGCAGACCTCCCAAAACTGAACGACCTCCTGGGCATAGCGCGCGACGAGATCCTAGCTCGAAACGCGCTCATCTCCCAGGACGCCGTGAACCGCGACGGCTCGGACGTGAACGTGCTCCTGGCCGCGATGGCGGCCATGTCGGAGGAGGTCGTTATGCAACTCGCCTACGTCGCCGGCGGGCTGTTTCTCGACTCGGCCACGGGCGACCAGCTCGACCGCTACGCCCAGGATCGCTACGGGCTCATCCGCAAGAGCGCCAGCAGCTCGCTCGGCAGCGTGACGTTCTCGCTGCCCACGCCGGCCGTCGTCGGGTTCACGATCCCGGACGGGACGACCCTCCAGGCGCTTGACGGGAACCAATTCCTGACCATCGGCGATACGGTATTCAACGCCGTGCAATCCTCCCTGATCGTTCCGGTGCGCTCTTCCCTGGCGGGCGGAGGCCAGAATGAGAAGGCCGGGCAGATCACGGCGCTCGTGGGCGCCGTGGCCGGCGCGCCGGACGGGCTCTCCGTCAACAACACCCTCGCCACCGCCGGCGCCTCGGACGACGAGAGCGACACCTCCCTGCGCGACCGCTGCCGGCGGTTCTTCATCACCTCCAGGCGCGGCACCCTCTCCGCGCTGGAGGCCGGCGCGCTCTCCGTCCCCGGCGTCGTCTCGGCCCAAGCGGTCGAGGTTCTGGACGCGCTCGGGCGCCCGGCTCGGATGGTCCTCCTGATGATCGCCGACCAATATACCGACCAGTACGCCACATATTCGGTCGTTCCGCTTGCCTACCAGACGCAGAGCCAGCAACTCGCGGCGTCCGTTTATTCCGGCCTGGATGAATATCGGGCGGCCGGCATCTACGTCCAGGTCCAGGTGGCCCAGGTCATCATGCAGCCGGTGACGCTGAACCTGACGTTCCTCGCAGGCGTGGACGTGGACTTCACGGCGGTGGTCGCGAAGGCGGCCATCGTGAACTACATCAACTCGCTCCTGCCGGGTGACGCGCTCAACCCGGCCAGCTTGCAGGCGGTGCTCCGCACCGTGCCGGGGCTCCAGATCACGGGCGCGGAGATCCAGAGTCCGCTCGGCGTCATCTCCGTGAAGCCCCTCCAGGTGCTCCGCTCCGGGTTCGGAGCCGTGTACGCCGCCTCCGCGATGGGCAGCGCGCAGCCCGTGCTCGTGGGAACGTCCCCGGACAACTACGCGGCCGCGGGAGGCTAGTCGGTGACCGCGCCGTTCACGCAAGACGACTTCCTCGCGGTCGCCGCCCGGTTCTTGCCGGACGGCTACCTGCTCCCGCTCCAGATCGCCGGGCCGGGCTACGAGCTGCTCCAGGCGCACGCGGCGGCCTGCGCCCGCGTTTCTCAGGCCGTCTGCGGCCTGGAGGCGCAGACCTTCGCGCGCACCGCCAGCACGGCCTCCCTGGCGACCGCGCAGGTTCTCTTCTCCCGCCCCACCGCGCTCGCCGGCGCCCTGACGATCAAGGCTGGCACGGTCGTGGTTGCTTCGGCCACCGGCAGGAAGTTCGTCCTCCTGTCGGACCTCGCGGTGGGGGCGCTGGCGCTATCCGCCGGGCCGGTGTCCGTGTCGGCCATCACGCCCTCGGCCGAGTTCAACAACTGCCGCGGGCCTCGAACCGCCGCGGATGGCTCGACCATTCCGGGGGACATCGACGAGGTGTTCTCGCTCGTGACCTCGCCGGACTACGCGGACCCGACGATCACCGTCTCCCAGGTGGCGGACGCCTCCGGCGGCGCCGCGGACCACCTCGGGCAGCTTGGGGCGGACCTCGACCAGCTGCGCGGGACGAGCGAGGACTTGAACGCCTACCGGGCGCGGCTCGCGCAGCTCCCGGACTCGGTCAGCCCCGCGGCCGTCCGGCGGCTGCTCGCGGTGTCCTTCATGGCCGCCTACGGCACGGCCTACTCCGCGGCGATGTTGGAGCCGTGGTCCACGAGCTTTCAGACGGCCTGGGACGTGCCGACTTCCGGGGCGATGGCGGACCCGATCTTGAACGCCGTGTGCTGCTACGACGACCCGCGCGTGCCGGGCGGCCCGAACGTTCCGGCCTCCGGCTTCTGGGGCGCGTGGCTCTGCGAGGACGACCTGCGAGGCTCCGTGATCGTGGTCGTCCCGCTGGTGGCCGCCTCCACGGACGCCATCGGCGGAGACGGCAACCCGATCTACGACGGCTTGAACCCGGCTCGAAACGCCTTCTACGCTGGGCTCTGGGCGGCGCTGAAAAACGCGCTGGCTGGCGGCGTGACCCTGCGGGTGGTCCACCCGTGGCCGTGATGACTCGCGCCCTCCGGGCGTGCTAGGAAGACGAGATGGCGACCCGCCCATTTGATCGCATGGTCATCAACCCGCTGGAACGCCCCGCCTCCAGCGACATCAACCAGATCGGGAGCAATTTCCATCGCTCCCTGATGCACCTCGTCAACTCGCTGCTGCTCTCCCGGACCTCTCCCGGCGACTCGACCGGCAAGCCGCTGTTCGGTTCCGGGACGAACCCGAGCGGCAACGCGGCGTTTCTGGGGGACGCCTTCACCTCAATCGCGACTTCCGGGATGGGGGTTCAGCTCACGGCCGGGACGGGCTTCTACTACGACGCGGCCGACACGCCGTCCGCCATCGGCGGGCTCTCGGGCATCGACGACCTCTCGCCGCTTCACCCGCTGGTGCTGGCCGCCGCGCAGGCGCTCACCGTGCCGGCGGCGGACGCCACCTTCGGGCGAATCGACATCATCGAGGTCAAGGCTGACCGACGCCTGGAGCAGCCGTCCAGCCGCGACACATTGAACCCGAGCACGGGGATATTCTCCGCCGGAACCGTCAACAAGGTACTGGCCTACTACCTGGACGGCCGGGTGGGCTACGTCGGGCCGACGACGCCCAGCTCGACCGGCATCGGGTACAAGAGCGGCGCGCCGAGCGCCTCTCCGGTCGCGCCCTCCGTGACCTCCGGCTACGCCAAGATCGCCGAGATCGACGTGGCCGCCGGGGCGACCAGCGTCGCATTCCGCAACATCCGGGACTTCAGAAACCTCGCCGCCCCGGGCAACCAAATCGTCATCTCCGGGTCGCTCAATTTCGCGCTCACAAGCGCCAGCGCCATATTCGGAGCCACGCTGACGCATCTGTGCGCTCCGCCAGGCGTTCGCGTGGGAGCCTTCCTGGCGGGGGGCACCAATCCCCCGAGCATGGAGTTCTACGTGTCGGCGGGCGGACGGCAGTTCGCCAACTACAAGACCGTGTTCACGGGAACGATCAGTCCCGGAGGAGCTTCACCCACGACCGGGGCGTTGGTCCTGGGCTCGGGCACCACGCCGGTGCTTCCCTCGACGATGCACTCGATTGCGGGGAGCTACCTGTCCGGTGGCACCATCATCCCGCCGGAATTCAACCTCCCGGACAATCAGCCGGTGATGTGGTGCAGCGTTTCGCTGACCGCCATGACGGGTGGAGCCGGCGGATATTACGACCTCACCTTCGCAATCGACATCGGGGCGAACTAGCACATGCGCGTGATCGAACTCACCGGCGTGGTCGAGGACGGAACGCCCCTCATCCGGCGCTACGCGGGCGCTCCCGTGAACCCGCGCGTGTCCATCTCCTACCAGCAGGGTTCGACCCTGCTCGTGAAGCTCAAGATCCTGACGGCCTCGGGCGCTCCCGTGGATCTCTCCGCGGTCGGGACTACGGTCCAGCTCGCCGTCAGGAAGCGGCCGACCCCCGCTGGCTACGCCATCCTGACCCTGATCGGTGCGGCGCCGTCACTGGCGGAGCCGGGCCGGATGGACTTCACGTTCGCGGCGACCAGCCTGCCGGCGACTCGGGTGGCGTGGGGTCGGTACTCCTACGAGGTCGCGCTGTCCCGGACCGCCTACGGCATCGACAAGGTGGTCCCGATCAGCCCCTTCCTCGTCGAACCGGGTGACCTGTGACCGCTGACGAGATCGCGTTCTTCGCCCTCAAGAAGCTGGAGGGCTGCCGCCTCGCCGCCTACCAGGACCAGGGTGGCGTCTGGACCATCGGTTACGGGCACACCGGGCCGGAGGTTCGCGCCGGGCTCATATGGACGCAGGCCCAGGCCGATGCGCGGCTCATCCTCGACCTCACGCGGTTCTCTCGCGGCGTGCGCGGGCTCGTGCAGATCGGCATCGGGGCGCACAGGATGGCGGCGCTGTTCGTCTTTGCCTTCAACGTCGGTCTCGGCGCGTTCTCGGGGAGCACGCTGCTTAAGGCCGTGAACGCCGGACGCTGGGATGAGGTGCCGCGGGAGCTTCTGCGCTGGAACAAGATCGGGGGCATCCCGAACCGCGGCCTGCTCGCGCGGCGGCAGGCGGAGATCGACATCTGGAACTCGCCCGACTCCCTGGAGGCAGCATGAACCCCTTCACCCGCATCGCGCTCGCAGCCCTGATTCTCCTCGCCGCCGGAGGCATCCTGGCGGGCTCGACCGGCCTGTCCACCAAGCAGGCGCTCACCGCCACGAGCACCGGGCTACTCGGCACCTCCGCCTCGGAGGGCTCCAGCCTATATTTCTCGCGCGCCGACCACGTCCACGACTCCCACGTCACGAGCACCGGGAGCACGACGGGGCGGACACTGCAGGACCGATTCGCCGACACCGTGTCCGTGAAAGACTTCGGGGCTGTCGGCCTCTACGACGGCACCACCCACACCGAGGACGACACGAACGCGATCAACGCCGCCGTGGCAGCATCCACCGGCGAGGTCTTTTTCCCTGCCGGCACCTACAAGACGTCGGCCCCCATCGTGATTAAGTCGGGCCTCCGGCTCCGGGGCGCGGGGCGCGGACAGGCGGGGACCGGATGCAGCAACCCCGGCTGCGTCTGGGGCATTGGGCCATCGCTGATCACGAACAGCGTGTCGGACCTGTTCACAGCGTCATCGAACGCGGCGATCAGTGGTGTCCTCGTGGACGGGCTGACGATGGTCTCCGCGCTCGGCACGGGCGGGCACGTTTTCAACCTGACGGCGGCCAGCAACGTCACCGCGTCTGAGTGGCGAAACGTCGTCATGGTCCAGACCAACCCCGCCAAGTCCGTTATCAACGCCTCCAGCACCACAATGGGGTTCTTCGTTAACAACCTTCACGACTTCTCGTTTGCCTATGCGGCCGGCAACACGGTGCCCGCGCTCAATCTGGCGAGCGCCTCGACGGAGCACATCACGATCGAGCACGCATACTCCTATGGCGGGAGCACGACGTCAGGCACGTACGCGATCTGGCTGGAGCAGACCAACAACGGCTACGCGAGCTACGGCTATGCGAACCACATTCGAGACGTGGCATTTGAGACTCCGGGCGGTGGCGCGATCAAGGTCCTGTCGTGCATCACGAGTGAGATTTCCGACTCGATGGTCTGGGACCAGCCGAACCCCGCCAATCGTCCGATGATCTACATCGGCAAGGGCCCCCTCGTGGCCGGCGGCAGTCAGGTCAGCATTCGCGGGGTGCGTAGCACGGCGGGCACGTCCACCTATCCTGACCTCCAAATCGACACCGCCGTCTCGAGTGTAGTCATCGAGTCGAGCGTGTTCAACGTCGCCGCCGGGACAGGAGCGGGCACCCCCGTCCAGGTCATCAGCTCTAGCATCTACACTGTCCTGACGATGCCGTGGGAGGCGGTCGGCTCCTACTCCGTCAACACAATCGACATCTCGTCGGCAAACCTCGTCGCTGGCGGCTACAGCACGACCACGGTCTACTCGATCAGCCAGTCCGGTACGGGAACGTTCGCGGGCGGCGTCGTGGTGCCGGCCGGGTCGAAAATCAATACCTATGGCGGCTACTCTGGGGCGGATATTTTTATGAACGCATCGTTCCAGCAGCAGTTCTCGGCCCCCATCAACGTGGGAGGCGGCGGCGGCACCGTCTACGCGGGAACCCTGTCCGGCGCCTACAACAGCAGCCGGGTGACCATCACGAGCGGGCTGGCTGCTGGCTCTGCGGGTGCTGATGTCACCCTAGCGTCCAGCGGCGCCAGAACCGCCGGCTACAGCCTCCTCGTGCAGAACAACGCGACGTCTACGATGTCGGTGGACGTCTACGGCAAGCTCACGCTCTCGCCGGTAACGTTCTCGGGTCTTGGTACGGGCGTCACAACCAACGGCACGATCTCCTATTGCTCCGACTGCACGATCGCCAACCCATGCGCAGCGGGAGGCACGGGGGCCATCGCCAAGCGGCTGAACGGCGCGTGGGTGTGCAATTGAGCCAGCCCAGCCCATGGCGCACCGTCCTGACCGCCGTTGCCGTGGTGGCGCCCCGCCCGACTTCCATTTTCCGTTCGTCGGTGGCAAGGTGCCTCCCGACAACATTCATCCCTCGGAGGGACACATGACTCGCACCGCCCAGAAGCTCCTCGGCCTCGCCGCGCTCCTCGCCGGCCTCCTGATCTCCAACCCGGCCTCGGCCCAATCCCTGCCCGCCATGCAGGTCACGGTGGCCACGTTCGGGGCGGCGTCCTCCTCGCCCTGCATCGCCAGCCCGCTGCTCAACCGCACCCAGCTCCAGATCCTGAACAACTCCACGAGCACGCTGTATTTCGGACCGGCTGCCACCATGACCTCCTCGACCGGAGCGTACCTCGGCGCGGGCTCGACCACGCCGTTCATGCCGTACTGGTATCAGGGGGTGACTCCCTACACGGGCGGGTTCTACGGCCCCCCGACGACCTACGGGCAGCTCTGGTGCTGGCAGTCCGCGACCACGACCGGCGACATCCGGTTCATCGAGATCCGGTAGGCCATGCCCAGACCATCGTCCGCGTCTCGCGCCCTCCTGGCGCTACTCGGGGTGCTCGTCGGCTTCGCCGCCGCCGTGCTGATCCTCCAGGATCCTCCGGCTCAGGCCGCCATCGTGGGCGCCCAGCCCGCGGTCCAGGTCACCTCCAAGACCCTGGCGGCCGGCGCCACGTCCACTCCCTGCATCACGAGCCCGTTGCCGGGCCGGACGCAGTTGTTCGTCAGCAACCAGGACTCGGCCACGATCTACGTCTCGCCCATCGCCGCCAGTACGAGCACCGGGTTCCCCATCGCCGGCTCCTCCACGACGGCGTCATTCGACCTGGGCTACCGCGGGTCGGACGCCCTCCCGCAGCTCTACTGCTACTCGGTGGCGGGCACGGTCGCGAACGGCCTCCGCACGCTGGAGATCCGGTAGCCTCGGACTAGGTGGACGCCACCGGATTCCTCGCAGACCGGACGTTCCTGTGCTGGCACCTCCGGTGCCGGCTCACGCCCGCGGCGTGTGCGGACCGCCAGTTGGCCCCCCTCAAGACATCGCGCGGCTGGAAGACCGGGCGGGCGGAGACGCCTGCCGACCGGCGGTGTAGGTCCGGCGAGTGCCTCCAGGGGGCGGACATCCTGGCGAGCCTGGGGCTCGCCCGAGGCTAGGCGGCGGCCTCTGCGAGGATGTCCGCCAAGGTCAGCTCCTCCTCCCGCAGCGTCCAGACCTTCCTGCGGCTCCGCCGACCGTCCCGCAGCACGGCGTCGGTGCGGCGCTGTGCCCAGGACCAGATCGCGAACCGGCCTCCGGCCTCAAGCCACGCCCGCAGCCGAGGCTCCGCCAACGACTTCGTGCGCCGCGCGGCGTGGGAGGCTCCCGCGCAGGCTTGAATCCCCCAGACGCCGGCGTTGCGGCAGCGCGCTCCCGGACAGGTCGGTCGGCAGGCGCACAGCGCGGTCGGCGGCGCGGCCGCCACCAGATCGATGCAGCCGAACAGGTCCACCCGGACCCGCGCGTATTGGTTCCAGCGTTCGACTACCTGCGCGGTCCAGCCTCGCCCGCGGAGTTCGTCCAGAGATCGAGAGGTGGGGGAGGACATCCGGCGAGGCTAGCGCGGGAAGGAAAAAAAGACCAGCGGCGTCGAGGCAATAGAAGAAAAGGAAGAGAGGACTAGACAAGAAAGAAAAGGAAGAGTAAGGTTCTTTCATCAACCGCGCGGGGGGCACCCCCGCAGAGGAGACGAAGATGCCGACGACGACGGAACAGACGAACGCGGCGCCGAGGAGTCCGGTCCGCGCCTACAGCGGGAAGCCGGGATGCGCCTGCGGCTGCCGCGGCAAGTACTACGACGCTGAGACCAAGGCCGGAGCGATGATGATCACCAAGCTCCTTGCCGCCGCCGCGGAGCGCGGGGTGGAGATCGATGACGGGGGCTCGTACCGCTGGGCGGAAATCGACGGCCGCGTATATGCCCTCCACTTCGACTAGCTCGCGCAGGCCGAAACCGCCAGCGCCTCCGGGCGCCGCGGTCGGGCGGTGATGCTGCCCCTGACGATGGCCGCCCGAGAGGGCAGAGGAGAACCCGATGAAACTCTCGACCCCGCAGCAGATGCTCAACTGGCTCCGCCTCCAAGCCCGCTGCGAGGTGGACGCCGCTCGCCACGCCGAGACGGCGGAGCTGGCCGAGGAGCACCGCGCCCTGGCGCGCGACTTCGTTCGCGCCGCTCGGCGCTTCCAGGTCGAGCAGATCGACGCTTGACAAGAAAGAGAAGAAAGCTTACTTTACCTTCACCTCGCCGCACTCGACGGAGAAACCCATGACGAACAAGGCCAAGATCCTCCACGCAGCCCTCTTCACCCCCATCAGCCGGAACCGCTGGGGCCTGCCCCTCCTGTTCCGCGGCCCTCCGGGTGTCGCCAAAACACAGAGCTGCGAGGCGGCCGGAAAGGCTGGCGGCCTCAAGGTCGAGATCCTCTCCCCCGGCGAGCGCGGCGAGGGCGCCTTCGGCGTCGTCCCGGTCCCGACCACGATCAACGGGCGCACCCTCCTCTCCTACCCCGCGCCCGAGTGGACGCTCGGGATGGCGGAGAGGGGGCTGGTCATCATCGACGAGATTTCCTGTTTCCCCGCAGGCACGCCGGTCCACACGCCACAAGGCCAGCGGCCAATCGAGCAGCTGCGGGTCGGTGACGCCGTCTGGTCCTGCGCCTTGCAACGTGGGATGCGCCGCGCTAATCTGGTTTCTGGAGTCATGCAGCGCCGCGTCACGGCGCTGCTCACCCTGGAGCTGACCGATGGCACGACGATCCGCTGCACCCCTGACCACCCCATCTACAGCGAAGGACGCTGGATCCCAGCAGAGCAGCTCCGCGCTGGAAGCACCCTCGTTGCGCTGCGCGATCTGCTTGCTGCCGATGTGGGTCCTCACAGCGACGCATCTTCAGAAGCGGCATGGGATGACGGTAGCGGAGTTTCGCACGCGGTTCCCTGCAGCACTGCTGGCGGACCCGCAGATGTCAGCAAGGCGCGGGGCGGCTGCGGCGGTAACGCAGCGCGCACGGATGGCGGATCCAGCGTTTGCTGCGGAGAAGCGTGCGCACGGAACGAGGCTGGCCGAGATGCGTGCAACGCTTTCGCTCGAAGTGAATGCAATAATTCAGCGCAAGAGCACGGCAACGTTCCTCGCGAGGACGACCGCGGCGGAGCGGGCCGCAGCGGCATCGCGTGCAGCTGCAGCGGCTCGGAAGATCCATCCAAATCTATCGCAGATGGGCGGGCGGGCTGCGGGAGCGTTCTGGCGCAGTGCTGCGGGGCGCGAGATGGCGTCAACCAAGTTCCTGGCGGCCTGGAAGCACGGGCAGATGGACTCGATAGCAGCGAAGAACCGCGCGCACACGATCTCCGGGCGGATCCCGTGCGTGTTCCGCATGGCGAAACCGACGCCAACAGAACGGGAGATGATCACGTTTCTCACTGCGCGCAAGATCGCGCTGCCGTACACGGGGGATGGAAGCTTGCGGGTACCGATCCCGCCGGGGGGGCGCAGAAACTGGCGGGTGCCGGACTTTGCGGATCTGCCGCTGCGCGCGGCGATTCTGCTAGACCGCTTAACGCCCTCGGAGCCTCTGCTGGAAGCACAAGACTATCGCGCGGCGGGCTGGCGGACCTTGCGGGTTCGTGCGCAGCTTCTCCGGACTCCGGACGCACTGGAGGCGCTGATCCGCAACTTCCTGCGTTCGTGCGCGTGCACCGAATCCAGCGCAACGCCGTTTCCTGCATCGTCTACGACCTGACCGTCGAACGCGACCACAATTTCTTCGCAGGGGCAGGCGGCACCTTGGTGCACAACTGCGCCCCGCCCGCGCTCCAGCCGCCGCTCCTCGGGCTCATCCAGGAGCGCATGATCGGCGGACAGCCGCTCGCCTCGGGCGTCCGGGTGCTCGCCACGGCGAACCCGACCGACCAAGCGGCCGGCGGGTGGGACCTCGCGATGCCGGTCGCCAACCGACTCGGCCACATCAACTGGGAGGCCCCGACCGCCGAGGAGTGGACGAACTGGCTCCTGGGCGGTGGCGAGAGCGCCGCCGCCGCGCCCATCGACCCGGCGGCCGAGGAGGCGCGGGTGCTCGCCGCCTGGGGCACGCCGTGGGCGACCGCTCGGGGCCTCGTCGCCGGGTTCGTCAAGCGCAAGTCGGACCTGCTCCTCAAGGTGCCCGAGGCGAACAGCCCGGCCGCCTCCCAGGCGTGGCCCTCCCCCCGGAGCTGGGAGGCTGCCACGCGGGCCTTCGCCGCCTCCAAGATCCACGGCCTCTCGGCCGGCGACCGGGACACGCTCGTCGCAGCCTTCGTCGGCGACGGCCCCGCCGGCGAGTTCCTGACCTACGCCACGAACATGGACCTGCCGGACCCGGCGGAGATCCTGGACGGGAAGGCGAAGTGGAAGCACAACCCTCACCGCCTCGATATCTCGGACGCGGTCCTCTCCTCCTGCACCGCGCTCGTGACCGGCGACGCCGGCGCCTCCCAGAAGGTGCGCGCCGCGAAGATGTGGGCGCTCCTGGAGACGCTGATGGATGACGCCGCGGATCTGGTCGAGGCGCCCGCCAGGGCGCTCGCCGGCGCCCGGCTGCTCGGCGCCGCGTCGATGAAGACACTGGCCAAACTCAACCCGATCCTGGTCGCCGTGAAATAAAAGCTAGACAAGAAAGAAAAGGAAGCGTACAAAGAGACTCAAGAGGGCGGCCTCCGCGGCCGCCCCCTCTCACGAGGAGACGAAGATGGCGACGACGGGCACGAGGCAGATGGCGGCGAAGTTTCCGGGAACCTGCGCGAAGTGCGGGGCGCGGTTCCCGGCCGGAACGCAGATCCTCTGGGCGCCGGGCGCGCAGGCGGCGCACTTGGCCTGCCCCGCGCCGCTGGCGGCCGCGCCGCAATCTGGGGCGGAGATCATGGCGGCGGAGCAGTTCCCCCAGCGGCCGCGCTCCGCGCCGCGCAACTGGCGCCCCTGCGGCTACCCCGGCTGCCACCCGTCGCACTGCGACGAGTGCGACGGGCGCGGGAGCACCTCCGGCCGCTACAGCGGTGGGTGGTAGCCGTGGCCAAGTTGACCGCGATGCAGTGCATCCAGATCGCTCGGCGAGCGGTCCGCACGAAGGCTCCCTATTTCTGGGCGGCGCTCTCGCGGACCGTGTTCCTGGAGGTGCCGGCCGCCGAGTGCGAGCCGGTCCGGCCGGGCGGGTTCTCGACGCTCGGGATGACCGACCAAAACGTCTGCTACTACTCGGCCGCATTCGTCTCGGGCCTGCCGACGGACGAGCTGGCCGGCGCGCTCGTCCACGAGCTGCTCCACTTCATCCGGCAGGACGTCAAGCGGTTCGAGGCGCTCTGCAAGGCGGACCCGAGCCAGCACCACAACGCGAACCTCGCCAGCGACATGGCGAACAACGACGACCTCGTCGCCGGAGGCTGGAAACTGCCCGGTCGCCCGCTCACGAAGGCGGAGTACGCCGCCCAGGCCCAGGTGGAGAACATCTTCTGGCTGCCGAGCAGCATCGGGATGCCGGAGGGGCAGCCCGCCCAGGTCTACCTGGAGGAGCTGCGGAAGAAGCAGTCCCAGAAGAAGCAGGGCAACAAGGGCCAGGGGCAGCCGGGCAAGGGCGGCCCTGGCAACGGCCAGTGCGGCTCCTGCGCCGGCAACGCGCACGACATCGAGAAGAAGTTGGGCTTGGACAAGCCGCAGCCCGGCGACGGCGACGGCGCCGGTCAGGGACAGCCGGGCAAGGGCTCGGGCGAGGCCGCCCAGGGCGACCCGCTGGGCGTCGGCGAGGCGGAGGCGGAGCGCATCCGGGCGCAGGTCGCGCGCGAGGTCGCCTCCCACGTTGCGCAGAAGGGGCGCGGCAGCGTCCCCGGCGGGCTCGCGCGGTGGGCGGAGGAGAAGATCAAGCCGCCCAAGGTCCGGTGGCAGGACAAGCTCCAGCGCCTCGTGCGGCGCACGCTCATGCGGGCCTCCGGCGCCACCGACATGGGCTTCTCCAAGCCGAGCCGCCGGCAGGCGGGCCTGGGTTACGGGCCGGGCCGCCCGCTGATGCCGAGCTTCCACGGCCACAAGCCCAACGTCGCGGTCGTCGTGGACACCTCCGGCAGCATGAGCGGCGCGCAGCTCGCGCAGGCCCTCGGCGAGGTGGACGGCATCCTCCGGGCGGTCGGCGGCGACGTCACCTTCTGCGCCATCGACGCGGGCACGGATGGGCTCCTCAAGGTCAGGTCCGCCAAGGAGGCGGCCTCCAAGCTCAAGGGCGGCGGCGGCACCGACATGAAGCCGGCCCTCAAGCTCCTCATGGAATCCAGGACGCCGCCCAGCGTGATCATCGTCCTGACGGACGGCATGATCGGCGACCCCGGCCCGGAGCCCAAGGGCGCCAAGGTCATCTGGGCGCTCATTGGGAGCACCTACACCAACGACGTCAAGAGGTTCGGCGAGGTGGTCCTCGTGGACCGGGAGCCGACGCCGTGACCGACCCAATAACGATCTGCCCTGGCTGCACCGCCGAGATTGCCACCTCGCGGCTCGCCCAGCACCGAGCCGGCGATCGGTGTCAGGCGCTGACCACCCGCCGCGCGCGGTTCGCGGCCGGCGAGGTCATCGTGCCGACTCCCTGGGGCGAGCACCTCCAGGCCGCCGGCGTCGATCTGGTCCGCGACGTGACCGGCTACCAGCTGGGCATGCGGGGCAGGCGCGCCAAGCTGCTCTGGGGCCACTGGGCGGCGGCGCAGCACCGCGATGTCGTCAGGCTAGCCGGCGACACCTCCCTCACCCCGGAGACCAGGCGCCGCGTCCTCGCTCTCCGCCTGTCGCACCCGGATGCGTTTCAGGCATGCCTCGCGCTCCACAAGCTCGGAGCGGAACCCGCCGCAATTTCCCGCCTCGCGCGGGAAGCGGCGCAGAGCGAAAAGAAAGCTTGACGCAAAAGAGAAGAAAGCCTATCTTGCTTCTGTCACCGCTGCGCATCGCGGCATCGACCAAGGAGAAACCCGATGAACCCGACCCCCGCCCCCTCCCTCACGAAGATCGAAGACGCCTCCCTCCGCTCCCTCGGCCTCACCCACCTCGTGCTCGCGCCCGAGGGGTTCGTGTTCGCCATCGATGGCGCCCGCGAGCGCCCCTGCTACTCCGAGGCGGAGGCCCGCAAGGCCCTCCAGGACGAGCTGGAGCCGGACGGCGAGCCGCCGGCCGAGTTCTTCGGGCCGCAGGATCCGAACCCGGTCGTCCAGATCCCGGAGTCGCCGGAGGAGGCCGCCGCCATCGCGCTCCAGGCCGAAGTCGAGCGCGCGCAGGAGCACGAGGCCGTCCTCCAGGCCGCGGAGGCCCCGATGGTCCCGAACGCGTCCCCGGCCAAGCCGTCCCCGTCCCCGGTCGCGGGCTCGGGCGGGTTGGTGGTCGTCCCCGATGCGGGCGACGCCGCGGGCGCCATCGTCTGGTGGCGCCTCTCGGGCACGGTCAACCACGAGATCCTGAAGGCGGCCTGGGTGGCCGCCGGGCTCGACGAGGACGAGCTGCTCTCCCCGCCCTCGGGCGCGGACGCGCTCCGGGCCGCGGTGAACGGCCAGCGCGCCCGGCACGTCCTGGCGCGCCCGCTCCCGACCGGCGACGGCTGGGCCATCGTCCGGGAGAGCGCGGACGCCGCCGCCAACGACCTCGCCTGGGCGACCGGCCTGAAGGTGCTCCGCGACGAGGCGGACGCGCTCCGGTTCGAGCCGGCCGACCACCCGGCCGCCGAGCAGATCGCGACAGACTACGCCGCCGCCCTCCAGGCGCACGCCTCCGGGACGTTCGGGGCGTGGCTCGCGGTTCAGGCGCGGCGCTTGGGCGCGGTCGGCCTCCGGGAGTCCGGCGGCGTCTACTTCCTCCCGCGCGACGTCACGGCCGCTTGGGCGCAGCGGACGGCGGTCCTCAAGGGCATCTCCTCGCACGTTTTCGCCACGGTTCCCGCGATGCGGACCGAGGACGCCGTCTCCGCGGTGCTCGACGCGCTGGAGCAGGAGGCCGGCGGCGAGGCGGCGGAGCTGGAGGCCGAGGTGATGGCCGGCGGGATGTCGCCCCGCAAACTCTCCGGCCGCGCCGAGAAGGCGGAGGCGATGCTCGCCAAGGTCGAGCGGTACGGGAGGACGCTCGGGGCGGCGATGCCTGCTCTCGTCGCGCGCCTGGAGCAGCTCAAGGCGACCATCGCGGCGGCGGCGCTCGTCGCCCAGGCCGAGAAGGACGCCGCCGAGGCCGCCAAGAAGTAGCGCGCGGCGAGGTCGTTCGGGCGCCCCTTCGCGGGGGCGCCCATCCCCCTTCTCAACCCTTCACACCCGAGAAAAAAGATGCTACACAATACAACTATGCGCGACGACCAACTCCTCGCCTCCATCGTCTCCTGCCACGCGCGCAAGGCCGCGCGAATCGCGTGGTGGGCGGACCTCCGCGATCTCCAGGGCGAGGCGTGGGTGGCGGCCCTGGAGGCCGATGCCTCCTACGACCCCGCGGTCGGCCGGGTGTCGCGCTCGACGTGGGTCCAGTGCGCGGTGGACCACCACCTCCGGGAGTGGGTCCGCCAGACCTCCAGCCCGGCGCGGCTCCGCCGAGCGGGCAGCGGCCCCATTCCGCGGCGCGCCGAGCTGCCGCGCGAAACCGAGAGCGCGGAGGCCGCGATGGCCCTGGCGCTCCTCCCGCCGGCGCTCGTGGACGCGCGGACGCCGGAGGAGCTGCTCTGCGAGGCCCGAGGACGGGCCGCTGCGCGCCGCGAGGTGCCTGCCGCGCTCCAGGCAGCAGACCCGGCCGGACTCGCCGCTCAAGTGCTCCTGGCTGGCCAGAAGCCGGCCTCCGTGTCTAAGGACCGGCGGGTGCCCGTCCAGCAGGTCTACGCCGCGACGGCGAAGGCGAAGGCGCTGCTGCGGCGCAATCGGATTCTCAGGCAGGCATACCAGGAGGCGGCGTGACGACGAACGGCGGCGTGATCATTCCCATCAGGAGCATCTCCGACCCCGCGGAGGAAAACCCGAACGTGATGCGGCCCGAGGATTTCGAGCACCTCGTCGGAACCATCCGGCGAGACGGGTTCGTTCAGCCCGTGCTCGTGCGGAACCTGGGCGGGAACCGCGTCGAAATCATCGACGGCTCGCACCGGAAGCGGGCAGCCCAGGCCGCCGGGCTCACCGACATCCCAGCAATCGTCCTCGACGTGGGGCCGGAGCAGGCGCGGGCGCTGCGGATCTCGATGAACCGGCTCCGGGGCGAACTCGACCTGACGGTGGTCGCCAGGGAGTTCCAGGCGCTCGCGGAGGCCGGCTGGGACGTGGGGCAACTCGCGGCGACGGGCTTCTCGTCCGACGAGGTGGACGCGCTCCTGCGCGCCGGCGCTGGGCAAGATCGGGACGCCGAGGACGAGCTGCCGAACAGCTTCTCCGAGCCGGACGTGCGGGACGAGTCCGCGCCGCGCTGGGCGCTGGAGCTGGAGTTCTCCTCCCGCGAGGAGCTGAACCGCGTGAAGCGCCGGCTCAAGAAACTCGCCGGCAAGGGCGCCCCGCTGGAGGCGGGGCTCCTCAAGGCGCTGGCCGAGGACTGATCGCACCACCAACCACAGAACCCCCAGATCGGAGAGAACATGACGGCGCAGATGCAGACGAAGAGGCGAGTGGACGAGCGCAGACCCGACAAGGCGCGTAGGCGCCCCAGGAAGGTGAGCGCGCTGGAGCTGCTGCTCAAGGCGAAGGGGTTCCACAAGATCAGCATCTCCGCGAGCAAGATCGGGAAGTCGGTCCTCTACATTCACCGCGCGATCAAGACCGGCGCCCTCGCGCTCGGAGACGACACGGGCAAGCCGAGCGTGGACGTGGTCCGGGTCGGCCACATGTTCTACGTCCGGGAATCCTCCCTCGGGAAACTCGTCGGGCAGGCCGCCGCGAAGCTCCTGGGCCTGAAGGCGAGCTGACGGTGCTGATCGAGGTCGAGAACGCGCGCTGCCGAGTGGCCGCCGCCAGCGAGGCGGAGACGGCATGGCTGTCCGAGTTCCTCGCGTTCGAGGACCGGAGTTACATGGGGGGCGGGCGCAAGATCCGCATGTTCCAGAAGTGGCGCGGGACGTTCCCGCGCGGGTTCCTCCACCTCGTGGAGCGCGGAGCGGTCGACGAGCGGATGAAGGTCGAGGTCATCGACCGCCGCAAGCGGCCGCCGCTCGACATCAACGCGGACCTCGCATGGCTCCGCGACTACCAGCGCGGAGCCGTGGACTCCGCCCTCACCGAAGGCCAGGGAATTATATGGATTTCCACAGGAGGAGGTAAAGGGGAAGTCGCGGTCGGTCTCGTGCGCCGCGCGCCTTACTGCAAGTGGCTTTTCCTCGTCCATCGGGAGCAGCTCGTGCTCGACGTCGCGGACCGCTACGAGAAGCGCACGAGCGGCATCGCCGGGCGCATCGGCGGCGGAACGTGGTCGGAGGGCGCCGTGCTGACCTGCACCACGTTCCAAAGTTTCCGAGACGCGCTCGTGAACGACTCCCACCCCCACCACGCGCGAGCGAAAGCGCTCGCCGCCTCGGTGGGCGGGTTCATCGCCGACGAGGGCCACGTCGTCGCGAGCCAGACGTACTGGGCAACCGTGATGGCGCTCACCGGCGCCTACTACCGCATCGCGATGTCGGGAACCCCGCTCGACCGCACGGACAAGCGCAGCCTCCTCGTGACGGCTGCGACGGGCAAGGTCGTGGCGCGCGTGCGGGCCGCGGAGCTGATCGCTGCTGGCGTGCTCTCCAAGCCCACGATCCGCATGATCCCCTGCGAACAGCCCTCCGTCGCCGGGCGCAAGCTCGCCACGCATCAGGAAATGTACCGGGAGCTGGTCGCCGAGTCCGGCAAGCGCAACGCCCTCCTGGTCGAGATGGCCCAGGCGGCCGAGAAGCCTGCGCTCCTCTTCGTGCAGCACGTCGCCCACGGGCGGGAGCTGGAGAGGCTCGTCGGGCGGACCGGGCTCCGCACAGGCTTCACGCACGGGACCGACAGCGTGCGGCGACGCCAGGACAAGATCAGCGCCCTCGTCCGCGGCGATCTGGACGTGCTCGTCTGCTCGGGTGTTTTCCAAGAGGGCATCGACATCCCCACCCTAGCCTCGGTCGTCATCGGGACGGCCGGGAAGAGCGTCATCGCCGCCCTCCAGCGCATCGGGCGCGGGATGCGCGTCGCCGCCGGCAAGACCACCTTCGAGGTCTGGGACGTCCTCGACCGCAAAACGCACCGCTGGCTCGACCGGCACGCCCTCGCGCGGTTCGCGGCCTACGGGCGCGAGAAACACGAGGTCGTCGTGCTCCCCGCCGAGCAGCTCTCCCTGATGGCGCGCGCGAAGGCCGACGAGGCTGCGCGCCTCCGGGCGGAGGAGGGGGCGGCGTAGGGGTAGATCTTTCTGGCGAGGTGCTATAGGGTCGAAAGACATCTTCGGATCGGGCGCAGGATTGGAACCCTTGCGCGGCGAGTCGAGGTGGACTAGAGTAGCTTCCGTCCCTCCTTGAATGAGGGCCGGGTCGGACCCATCGTCCACAAGGCGTCAGGGTCCAGAGGGTGCCAGCCGACACCCACTCTAGCCCGCCCTGCCGCCCCAAAGGGTTCCATCCGGTCCGGTCCTCATTCAAGGAGGGGCCGTGTGGGCGCACCAGCACCGTATCTAGTGGAAGCCGGCTCGGAGTTGTCCGAAGCAGGCGTCAAGAAGTGGCAGAGGATGGCCTGGAGGGTGTGGGATCACCTCCAGCGGCGCAAGACCTTCTCCATGCCCTACAGCACGCAGACCCACGAGGCCGTGGCGCGCATCCTCGGGATGAGCGTGACGTCCGTCCACCGCGCCTATGCCCGGCTCTACCGCCTCGGCTGGCTGGAGTACCGCCCACAGCTTCCAAAGGACAAGGATCTCTGGCCGCCCCCGAAGGACTTCAAGCTGCCGCAGGACCTCGACGCGCCGTCCGGTCGCGGGCTCGCCTACCTCGACATGCCAGATCGGAACCACCCGGACGGCCACCGCATGATGTGGGTTCGCCGCGTCGAGGCCATGGGCGAGCGGCTCCCCTACGACCGGGTCCGCCTCCCCCCGAAAGCTCAAGCCGCGCTGCTCGCCGGGGTCGGCTTCTCCGGCGGCGCCAGGAAGGGTGCTGGCAGGAAATCAAAAGCGACAGGCCCCGACTCAGAAAAAGCGCCTGCTTCCAGCGAGGTGCAATCAAAAGCGATAGGGCCTGAATCAAAGGTTCGAGAGGCGGAAAACAATTCTTGGAATATTTCTCGCGGCTCGGCCGCGCCGCCCCCGCGAGAATCAAAAGCGATAGGGGCATTTCCCGGGAAGCTGCGTGCTTCCGAGGATCTGCAATCAAAAGCGATAGGGCCGGAATCAAAGACGACAAGGCCGGAAGCTCCGGTGCCGGCGATCCCCCCCGAATCCGCGCCGGAAGGGGGGGCGCGCAAACCCGCGCCCAGCTTGATCGAGAATCAAAACCGCGACCCGAGTAAAGAAAAGAAGCTAGAGATCTTCGCTACGCTCAGATCCCAGGCGCCGAAAAATCCGGCGCCCGTCGCTAGGGCTAAAAGCACGCCGAGCATCTCCGGCCCGACCCCCACCCGGCCAGTTATTCCCGTCACCCCGCTGCCCACCCGGCTGGCTCGTCTCAGCATGCCGCCGGAGTTTCCATTCCCGGCGCGAGCCAAACTCCCGCCGGCTCCGAGGCTCCTGGCGACGGATTCCGACGAGCAGGTCGTCAAAAAACTCTTCGCCGCCTACCAGTGCGTCCACCAGCATCGGCTCGGGAAATGCTGGTTGAAGCTCCGCCCCAGCTCCAGGACAGTCCTGCTCCAGGCTGGCAAGCTCCTGCGAGATCGCGAGGTGGCTCCAATTTCCTGGGTCAACTGGCGGTTCAACGAGCACCGCGAAAAGAATGGCCCGAATACCGCGCCGCGCCTGGAGAACGTTTTCATGGTTCGCTGGATGGAGGGCCGCGGGCTCGACGAGATGCTGGAGCACCGCGACCGCTGCGAGGGGGGCACCCCGCTGCCGAGCACGGAGGAGGCGAAGGCCCTCTACGCCCGCTGGCGGCGGATGGCGTCCGGGGTGTCCGCCTGCGCCGAGGGCGACCTGGATGCGCAGCGCGCCGCGGTCGCGGCGGAGTTCCGCAACGGGTGCGCGAGCCTGGAGGCGGCGCGAAAGAAAATCGGTGCGGCCGCGCAAGGATCCGAGCAGGCCCTTCGCCGGCAGGTCGAAGAGGGCGTATTCGTCTGGGACTCGGCACATCGTGCCGCTGGGAGGTGATGAGGTATGGCGCTCGCGCTCGTGAAGGCCCCGAAAGCTGACCCCTACAACCTGGACCCGAAGTTCGAGCGCGAGGCGGTCGGGCTCGCCTGCTCGGATGCGGGCTTCTATCGCCGAGTCGGCCACGCCATCGACCCGGCCTGCCTCGGTTCCGCGGATGCGAAGACCGTCGCGCAGGCGGCGCACGAGGTCGCCGCGGAGCGCGGCGTTCCCGGCTCGCCGACCTACGTTCTTCAGCATCTCCGCCGGAGGATGAACGAGGGCAAGGCGACGCACGAGCAGCTCGCCGCGGCCGGCGCCTACTTCGACGCCTTCGACGAGATGTTCCCGCCCCCGGACGTGGAGTCCGTCGTGGCGCAGCTCGCGAAGGAGCTGCGGCGCCGCCAGGAGTCGGCGGCCCTGAAGGCCGGGATGGACGCCTACGCGAACAGGAAGCCGCTCGCGGTCGTCGCGGAGCTGCTGGAGAAGGCGGAGCGCTTGGGCAGCGCGGAGGAGTCATCGGGTGTGCTCCTGGGCGACGCGGCAGCCTGGGCGGAGGCCGACGAGGAGGCGCATCAGGCGCTGCTCTTCACGGGCGTGATGGAGTTGGACGACCTGCTCGGCGGCGGCCTCCCGAAGCGCGAGCTGGGACTCGTCTCCCTCGCGACCGGGAGAGGCAAGAGCATGACCCTGGCGCACTTCGCGGGGCAGGCGGCCTACGACGGGCGGTTCGTGGCCGTGGCGACGACGGAGGTCAGCGTGGCGATCTGGCACGCGCGGGTCGTCGCGAACATGACGGGCATCCCCATCGACGCGCTGCTGAAGCCCGGCGACGGGCGGGACCGGGCCGCGAAGCTGCTGAAGGCGCGGCAGGCGGCGACGGGGGGCGGCGTGGCGGTGCGTTACTTCACGCCTGGTGCGACGACCGTCGGCGAGATCGGGCGCTGGTGTCGCGACCTCTCCCGCGATCAGGGGCGGGACGTGGACCTGCTCGTCGTGGACTCGGCCGACGACTTGACCATTCCGCAGACGCGCCAGGAGGTGCCCGGCCACGAGCGGGTGAAGCGGGTGTTCACGGAGCTGCGCCGGCTCGTCCACGACGAGCTGCAGTGCTGGGGCTGGACGGTGAGCCAGCCCAAGGGCGTGTCCAGCACAGGCGCGAAGCGCAAGCGGATCGGGACGGATGATCTCGCGGACGGAATGGGCAAGGCGCGCGTCTGTGACAAGCTCCTCGTGGCGGAGATCGCCGAGGACCAGATGAGCATCGAGTTTTTTCTGCCGAAGAATCGCACCGGCAAGGCGTGCGGATCGAGCGGGCCGATCCCGCTCGATCTCGCCTGCGCCGCCATCGGCCCCATCGTGAGGTTCGGACCCGCCGCTCCGGCGGCCTCGGGAGGAACGACGTGACGCGAAAAGGAAGCTGGACCCAGACCTACCGCGGCTTCATGTTCTGGCCGCTCGACCCGCGGCCGGAAGACATCAAGCTCCCCGACATCGCCCACGCGCTCGCCTGCGTGAACCGCTACAACGGCCACGCCCCCGAGCCCTACTCGGTCGCACAGCACAGCGTGCTCGTCTCCAGACGGGCGTATAGCCTCTCCGCCGGGATGCTCGAAGCGGAGCGGATCAACGTCGCCCGCTGGGGCCTGCTCCACGATGCGGCGGAGGCGTACATCGGCGACATGCCGAAGCCGCTCAAGAGCCAGCCCGAGATGGTCGAGTTCCGGCGCTGCGAGGAAAAAATCATGCGGGCCGTGGCGGAGAGGTTCGGACTCGTCGGCGAGGAGCCGCCGGACGTGAAGCAGGCCGACCTGGACCTGCTCGTCTCCGAGGCGGCGCAATTTTTCCCGGAGGTGACTCGGCCGGCGCCGTGGCACGTGCTCGGTGCGGTCTTGGACCCGGTGCGGTTCGACGTGCGGCCGCTACCCTGGAAGCAGGCTCGGGCGGAGTTCGCGCGAGCGTTCGCGCAGCTCTGGCCGGAGCTGCATCGGTGAGGTTGGAGGAGAAGCTGGATCTAGCCCGCGCGGCGGCCAGGGAGGCTAAGCCTCGGGCCTCCGGGTGGTGGCGCGGCGCCTGCCCGTTCTGCGTTCCCGCTCGCCCAGATCCGACGTTCTCGATTCAGCCGAGCACCGGCCACTGGCACTGTTTCAGGTGTCACACCGGCGGGAGCCTGGAGGCTGACGACGACGCGCTCCAGGAGGCCGTCAAGACTCCGCCCCCCGACGACTCGGAGGCGCGCCGGCCGCCGGATGGTTTCCTGCCGCTGGGTGAAGGTGACGGGCTGCGAGCGTTCTCGGCCAAGCCGGCGAGAGCGTACCTCCAGAAGCGCGGCGTGAGCCCGGAGACGGCCAGGAAGCTCCAGATCGGGTGCGTACTCGGCAGCGGGCGCCACGCCGGCCGAGTGGTCGTTCCCGTGCTGGTGGACGGCAACTGGCGCGGTTGGGTCGCGCGCGACTTCACCGGCAAGGCCGAGAAAAAATACCTGAACGCGCGAGGCAACTGGCGCGGCGACGTTCTCTTCGGTGCGGATGCCCTGCGCCGGGAGACGGAAACCCCGGTCATGATCACCGAGGGGGTGTTCGATGCGCTCCCGTTCGTCGGCGACGCCGTGGCGGTGCTCGGGAAGCCAACCGAGGAGCAGCTCTGGATCATCAAGACGACCGCCCGCCGACCCGTGGCCGTGGTTCTGGACGGCGATGCGCACGAGGAGGGGTGGGCGCTGGCGATGAAGTTGCGGCTCGACGGGATCCGGGCCGGCTCCGTGAGGCTGCCGCCGAAGAAAGACCCCGACCAAGTGGATCGAAATTGGCTTTTCGAGGAGGCGCGGCGGGTAATTTCCGACTGACCGCGCAAGGATCATTTCAGGCAATCAACCAGGAGCGTAGATGAAAATGCGGGTGCTGGAAGCAGAGTTCGAGATCGATTGGGAGAAGTTGGGCGCCGACGTGCAGTGCCGGCGCGCGGAGGTGCTGGGCAACGATGACGATGACGAGTTCCCGGTCACGCTGACGTTCTTCGTCCAGAACCACGTGGAGGCGGAGTTCATCCTGCGGACGGTGGAGGGCGCTCGCGCCGCGATGATGAGCGGCGTCGAGGTGAAGGTGTCGGTGCCCAAGGTTCCCGAGGCCCACCCGGAGCCCGCCATCGCGGCGCCCCAGCCGGAGGCGGCCGCCCCCGCGCCCGCCCAGGAGCAGCCGGTGAAGCGCGGACCCGGCCGCCCGCCCGGATCCAAGAACAAGCCCAAGGAGCCGCCCTTGGTCGCGTCTGCGGAGGTTCCGGCGGCGCCCGCCCCGGAGGCCCACCCGGAGCCCGTCGTCGCGCAGCAGGCCGCCCCCGCCCCGCAGATGGCCGCCGCCGCGGAGCCGACCGAGGGTGAGCGGCTCGCGAGGGAGGGTGAGCCGGCGGACGTGGACGTCGCGGCCTGCGTCCAGGCGGTGAAGGAGCTGATCCCGGCGGCGAAGCTCGTCGAGGCGACGATCAAGGAGATCATCGTGTTCCTCCAGGACCAGGGCGTGAAGGCGCCGCGGATGCTCACCGCCGTCTGCGAGGCGCTCCGGGCGGACGTTCCGAAGCTCGCCAAGATCCCGCGCATGGAGGACCGCGTCACACGGATGCTGGAGATCCTGGGCTCCGAGGCCGACTCCAAGGTCGTGGGAGCCTAGCCGATGACCTCGCGCCTCCCGCTCTACCTCGCCGGAAAGCCCCTCGCGGAAGGGGGCTCGGCCGCCGCCATCGACGTTGCGCCGCGCCTCCCGCGAGACGAGGGGTGTTTCCGGTGCTCGCTGCGGGAGGGCGCGAGGAGCTGCTGCCTGCCGCCCATCGAGACGGCTCCCGGAACCGGCGGCGCGCTGTTCGTCGCAGAGCGCCCGAGTCGGGAGGAGGATCGCGTCGGGGCACTCGGGCACGGCGCCGCGTTCGACCTGCTCAAGCGGGTGCTGCCGCTTGGCGCCGGGCGCTCGGTGATCACCTCCGCCGTGCGCTGCGCTCCGGGCTCCGCGGAGGTGTCCGAGAAGCACCTGGACGCCTGCCGCGGCTACCTCGCCTGGGTCGTGGACGACGAGCTGCCGGACAGGATCGTCTGCCTGGGTGCCGCGGCAGCGGAGGCGGTTCTCGGGCGCAGGGTTTCCCCGCTCTCGGCGCGCAAGAGCTTCGCGCGTACCGCGAAGGGCATCCCAGTATTCGTTGTGCTCTCGCCGGCACAAGCGGCCGGCAACCGCCACCTCCAGCTCGCGCTCCAGGAGGACTTGGCCTGGGCGCTCTCCGTCAAGGTGCCTGCCGGGCCGGAGGCCGCGACCTTCTCTCTCGTGGAGACGGAGGCCGACGCGCAGGAGGCCGCCCTCGACCTCGCAGACGCGAGCATTTTCGCCTACGACTGCGAGTGGATCGGGCGCCCCTACGGCCGCGAGGGGTTCCACCTCACGAACATTGCCTGCGCCCCCTGCGACCGCGACGGGCCGGAGCACGTCTGGGTCTGGCCTTTGGAGTCCCTCCAAGATGGCAGAGCGGAGCCGCTCAAGCGCCTGATGCGATCCGGTCGGGTGCTCAAGGTCGGCGCGAACCTGCCTGTGGACGTTCACGCCGTGGAGCGCGGCCTGGGCGTCCCGGTTCGCGGCCAGCACGCGGACGTCCGCCTCCAGCGCAAGCTCTTGGAGGCCGACGCGGACGGCGACATCGCCACGATGGCCGAACTCGTCGGGATGGGGGGCCACAAGGAGGAGGCCGACGCGGAGGTCGAGCGGATCGGGAAGGCGGTCAAGAAGGAACTCCGCGCTCGCGCCAAGATGTACGCCGTGGGCACGCTCCTCAACCAACACATCTCGGACTATTGCCTGCCCAGGCTGTTCCCGCACGTCCCGGAGCGGGTCGAGGTCTTGGCCTTCACGCTCGCGGCACAGTCCGGCACGGAGGTCCGCGCCTACGCCCTCGGGCTCCTCCCGCGGGAGCTTGGCGCCCGGTACAACGCTCGCGACGCCCTCGCCACGGCGCGGCTCTACTGTTGGTGCTCGGAGCGGCTCGCCCGAGAGGAGAACGCCGGCCCGGCGCGCATCTGGGACAGGGTCGTGCGGCACGCGCTCCCGGCGGTGCAGCGCGTGGAGGCGTGGGGCGTCCCCATCGACCGCTCGGCCGTGGATCTCGTGCGCGCGCACCTGACCGGCAAGCTGGCGGAGGTGGACGCGCGGCTCGCGGCCTACGTCGAGCCCGGCTTCAACTGGTCTTCCACGATCCAGGTCGCCGCCCTCTTCTACGAGAAGCTCAAGATCCCCTGCCCGCAGCTCACGGACTCCGGGCGGCCGGCGACCGACGAGGAGACGCTGGCGCGGATCAGCGACAGGCACCCGGCGATCAAAGACCTCCTGGAGCGCAGGCGCATCGAGAAGATGCTCGGCACCTACGTCGAGGGCTTGGAGCGCGCCATCGGGATCGACGGGCGCGCCCACGGCTACATCCTGTTGGACGGCGCCGGATCCGGCCGAACCTCGATGGCTTCTCCGAACCTCCAGAACGTGCCCGGCGCCAAGTCGGAGGACGGCGAGATGATCCGGCGCTGCATCGCGGCCCCGGCGGGATGCGCGCTCCTGGAGCTGGACTATTCCCGCCTGGAGCCCTGCATCGCGGCGCTGCTCTCCGGCGATCCGGCGCTGACACAGGTGTTCGTGGAGGGCCGCGATTTCCACGGTGAGACGGCGCAGATCGTCCAGCCCTACCTGTGGCCGAAGGCGCCAATCCGCCCCGACGGGAAGGCCGAGATCACGAAGGCCCAGCGCGACGAGGCGAAGCCGGTCGGCCTCGCCGCCCTCTACGGCAAGGGGGCGAAGGCGATGGCCGTCACGCTCGGCACGAGCGTCCAGGTGGCCCAGGCGGCGCTCGACGCCATCCTCGGGCGCTACCGGGTGCTCGGGGCCTGGATCAAGCAGCGGCTCGCCTTTGCGCGCACGCACGGCTACGCCGAGACGTGGTGGGAGGGGCGGCCCGGCCGCCGCCGCCCGCTCTGGGACATCGGGAGCCCCGACGAGGCGCGCCGCGGCACGCCGGAGCGGAGCAGCTACAACACGCCGATCCAGGGCACCGGGTCGGACTTCCTCCTGCGCTCGCTCGGCGAGGTCGTTCGGTTGATCGAGGAGGAGGGCCTGCCGGCGAAGCTCATCCTTCCGGTCCACGACTCGCTGCTCTTGGAGTGCAAGATCGCGGACGTGTCGGAGGTGGCTGCTACGGTGAAGGCGGTGATGCTCTCCTGGGACTCCGGTGAGGTGCCGCTCGACGCGGACGTGAAGGCCGGGCTCACCTGGGCGAGCATGATTCCTCTGGACAAGTGGCTCGCGGCGTCGGCGCACAAGCGAGCGACGCAGTGATTTCGCGCGGACCGCGCAAGGATTGGGTCATGGGAACAGCAACCAGAAGCTTGGGGCCGAAGGGCGGAGAGGTCGAAGTCGATGCCTACCTCTACGACAGCGTCAACGTGGAACCGGAGGCGCTCGACGAGGAGTTCATCCGCATCGCTGCGGATCTCGCCTACTGGAACGAGCGGTACGCGCGGGCGCACAAGGCGCACCTCCTCGCGAAGCTCGACGCGGAGCGCGCGGAGGCGGTGTTGCTCCTGGAGGTCCGCGAGACGGCCTTGACCGAGTGGCGCGCCGCGAAGCTGGCCTCCGCCGGCGCGAAGGACAAGGGCGAGTCGGCGGGCAGGGAGCCGGCTGGCGAGATCGTCCGGGCGCGGATGGTGTCCGATCCGCGCTACCACGAGGTGCGGCTCGCGGAGCTGGAGGCCGAGGTGGAGCGCACCCGGCTCCGCGGCGTCGTCTCCGCGCTGGAAGCCAAGAAGGACATGCTCCAGAGCATCGGCGCCAAGTTGCGTAGCGAGATGTCGGACCCGCTCCTGCGCTCCGCGCTGGCGCGCAACGCCTAGAAGCACCTCGCGCGGCTCGCCCCGGCTGCGCGGGAAACTCAGGGGCGCCACAGGCCCGAGACGGCCAGAGGCTAGAGGAGAGAGCGATGGGACAGAGCATGATCAAGTACGGGACGTGGACGCCGGAGGCGGCCGCCAGCGACGTCGAAGAGGCGGCGAAGGCGTCGGGTGGGGAGTTCATGAAGATCGAGGAGGGGCGCAACGTGCTGCGCTTCCTCCCGCCCAAGGAGGGGCAGGCGCACCCGTTCGTGAAGGTGCAGCAGCACTTCATCAAGAGCCCGGAGGGGAAGTCGGGCGGGTTCGCCTGCCCGCGGGCTCACGCCAAGATGCAGTGCCCGGCCTGCGACCGGGTCGAGCAGCTCCGGGCGACGGGCGTCGGAGCCGACCGCAAGGCGGCCAGTGACATGGCAGCCAAGTTGCGGGTGTTCGCGAACGTGATCAACCGCAACGCACCGGACCTGGGGCCGCAGAAGATCGCCTTCGGGAAGAGCGTCTGGACGCAGCTCCTCCAGCTCCGCACCGACGAGGACGCGGGCGGCGACTTCACGGATCCGATCAACGGGTTCGACGTGATCCTGACCCGGAAGGGCTCGGGCATGGACACGGAGTATTTCGTGGCGCCGGCGCGGCAGTCCTCCCCGCTCGGCGAGCTGGAGTGGATCGAGGCCCAGGCGAACCTCGCGCAGTACGCGATGCCGCGGTCCACCGCCGAGATCCTGGAGCTGCTCGGCGAGGATCCCGACGAGGCGCGGGACGTGACCCCGCCCTCGCGCCAGCTTGCCTCCAAGCCCAAGCCGTCGGCCCCCCTCGCGCAGCCCAGGCGGACCGCCCAGGACTTGGCGGACGAGGACGCCGAGGAGTAGGCTTCTCTCGCTCTCCCGGCAGGTCAGGCGGCGCGGCTACTCCCCCCGGTCGCGCCGGGCACCTTACGACAGGGCTCAACGCTTGCGGCGGGTCGGCCAGGCCGCCGCGAGCATCCTCAACAGGAAGAAGGTTCTCGTGGTCAAGCCAGATCCATCGAAGGCCGCCGCTCGCGCGCTCGATGCGGCGCTGGAGGCGGTCCGCTCCAAGCTCAAGCGCACCGATTTTGCCGTCCGCCTCTCGGAAGGCGGCGTGCGGGACGGCGCCGGCGAGGTCATCCCGACAGGCATCTCCGTTCTCGACCGCTGGATCATCGGCACCGGCGGTCTGCCCATCGGCCGCTCCTCCGAGTGGTCCGGCCCCGAGAGCGCGGGCAAGACCAGCCTCTCCCTCCTGGCCATCGCCAGCGTTCAGCGCATGGGCGGCATCGGCATCTACGGCGACGCGGAGCACTCCTTCAACGAGGAGCGCGCGAAGACCTTCGGCGTGGACCCGGCGCGGGTGATGCTCGTGCAGTGCGACACGCTGGAGGAGTACGTCCCGGCGATGCTCGCGGCGGCCGGCGCGCTCGACGGCTCGGTTCCAGCGCTGATCGTCTACGACTCCATCGGCGGCTCCGCCACCAACGCGGAGGTCGAGGGCGACACCTCCGGCGACGCGATGGGCAAGAAGGCCGGGCAGGTCGCGAAGCTCGTCCGCGGCCTGACGACCGTGGCGCTCCGCGCCCGCGCCCACGTCATGTTCACGAACCAGATCCGCAAGAAGGTGGGCGTGTCCTTCGGCGACCCGACCTACACGCCGGGCGGCGACGCACCCAAGTTCCACTGCTCCCTGCGGGTGCGCCTCTACCCCGGCGAGAAGTTGAAGGTGAAGGATGCCGTGGTCGGGCAGGTTCCCAGCTTCAGGACCATCAAGAACCGCCACGCCGTCCCCCACCGGGAGGCGAAGGTGCGCTTTACCTTCGACCGCGGCTGGGACGAGCTGTGGAGCCTCTGCGAGCACGCGAAGGAAATGGGCTGCCTGCCGGAGTCCTCCAGGCCCACGCTCGCGAACTACGAGGCTGCGCGCAAGGATTTGGGCTGGGGCGCCGCCCCGGCGCCGGTTGAAGCCGCGGAGGCCGACGTCGTGTCGGCTCAGAAGGAGGAAGCCTGATGCGCGTGGGACAGGAACCGGAGGAGCGGGCGGGTTGTCGAGTGATTCGGGAGACGGCGAAGGCGCTGCTAGTCTGCCTGGATGATGGGCGGGAGGTTTGGATCCCGAAGAGCCAGATCCACGACGACAGCGAAATCTGGAAGCCGGGCGACGCGGGCACGTTGGTCGTGAACGGGTGGTGGGCTGAGAAGGAGGGGATCTAGTGCGCGTCGCCTGCGTGGCCGATGTCCACCTCGCCAATCACCGCGTCCACGGCGGTGAAACGGTCGCCGGGCTGAATCGGCGGGCGGAGGAGATCGCGAACGCGCTGGCCCTGGCCGTCCAGGCCGCGGAGCGCGCCGGCTGCGAGCGGTTCGTCGTCGCCGGCGACCTCTTCGACGCCGCCAGCCCGTCCCCGCAGCTCGTCCGCCGGGCGCAGGAGGCCCTGTCCGCCTCGGAGCGCCCGATCAAGACATTCATCATCGCCGGCAACCACGACATCGTCAGCGCCAAGGAGGGCGACAACGCCCTCGGGCCGCTCCGGGCGCTGCCGCACGTCGAGGTCGTGGAGGTGCCGCGCGTGGTGGCCGCCGGCTCGGCAGACCTGCTCCTGGTCCCGTTCCAGCCCGGCGACGCCCGCAAGTGGCTCCCGGAGTCCGTGGCCGCCCTCGGGCTCGGCGCCGGGAACGGGAAGCCTCGGGCGCTCGTGACGCATGTTGGCATCGTGACGGGCGCCACGCCGCCCTACCTGCGCGACGCGCACGACGCAGTCGAGCTGGAGGCGCTTCAAGCACTGTCCGCGCAGGGCATCTCGGCAGTTCTGGCGGGAAATTGGCACGGGTTCCACGCATGGGGGAATATTTGCCAGATCGGGGCGCTGGTCCCGACCGGCTGGGACAATTTCGGCATGGAGGGCTACGGGACGCTGGCGATCTGGGACTCCAAGACGGGCAAGCTCTCCAGGGAGGAGATCCCAGGACCGCGCTTCCTGAGTATCTCCTGCGACCCGGAGCACGTTCAGCCGCCGCCTTCCCGAGACGCCTATGTCCGCTGGTCGGTCGGGCCGGAGGATGAGGAAGCCGCCTGCCGGGCGCGCGCCGAGTACCTCGTGGAGTCCGGCCGCCTCCGGGCCTGCGAGGTCGTCCTGGATCTCGGCGACGGGGCGAGCGCCGCTCGCTCGGCCGCCCGTAACGCCGCGGAGCGCGCCCAGGCCGCCAGCGGCGCGGGGCTGGACGAGGTGCTCGCCGCATTCGTGGGCGCGATGCAGATCCCGGAGAGCGTGAGCCGGGAGGCGGTCTTGTCGGAGTGCCGGCGGTTTCTCGCTGCCGGATAGGAGGCGCACATGATGGTGGACGATCCGAAGTACGTCATCGACGTGGAGAAGACCAACAAGGCGCGAGAGTTCGCGCGGCACCTGATTGAGGTGACCGAGACCGACATCCGCGAGGGTCACTGCCTCGCCATCGTGGTCGGCATCGTCGGCATCGACGGTGGCCTGACGCGGATCGTGCAGTCGCGCGGTCCCATCGTGGACGCGAGCGGCCAGATCCTCGCGCCGGGTCACCTGCGCGATGCCGTGGTGGCGGCCGACCTCCTGCACGTCCACGCGCAGCGGCTGTGGGAGTACACCAGCGACCAGCAGCCAGCCAGCTTCAACCCTCTGCCGGGCGGGCCGGTCGAGGGCGCGAACTGATCCGCCGGCGCGTAATTTCGCCCCCTCCGCGCAAGGATATAGGCATGGGAGGCAACATGGGAAACGCGGTGCAGAAGGCGAAGCAGGGCGTCATCCTCCGGGAGCCGGCGATGCAGGCGCTCCTGGAGGAGTGCGCCAGGGTGCTCGATGCGAAGGGCGCGGACTACACGGTCGGCCAGGGGCATCTCGACCGGGTCCGCAATTTCCGCGGCGCGGCAATCGATCTGGGCCTGCCGATGCGGCAGGTCTGGGCGGTCTACGCCCACAAACATTGGACCGCGGTGATGAAGCACGCGCGGGACGGGCAGGTCGAGAGCGAGCCCATCGAGGGGCGCCTCGTGGACATGATCAACTACCTGCTCCTCTACAAACTCATCGCCGACGAGGGCGCCCTTCAGGGCGGCGAATAGCGTGGGCTGCGACATCCACCTGTTCGTCGAGCGGCGCAAGAGCAAGAAGGCTCCCTGGCAGATGGTTAGGCTCCCGGAGTGCAACTTCGGGCGCAACTATCAACTCTTCGGGATGCTCGCGGCCGTCAGGCGGGACGGACTCCCGGCCATCGCGGAGCCGCGCGGCGTGCCGGAGGATGCCTCGGCCGAGTACCTTCATGCGGTGAAGGCATGGGGCATGGACGGGCACTCCCACTCCCACTCTCACCACACGCTCGCGCAGCTCCTCGCTTACGATTGGCTCGCATCGGCAGAGGAGCTGGAGGCGCAGGTAGGGCCGGCGGGGTTCCTGCGCTGGCTGGAGACGGGCACCCCCGGCGATGTGCTCGCGTGGGGGCGTCAGCGCGATTCGCTCTCGCACGAGAAGCTGCTGGCGTTGATCTCCGACAAGGCCGGGCCGGAGAGGCCCGCCGACGAGCAGGAAGACGGATTCGCCACCTACCGCGGGACGCCGCTTGAGCGTGATCAGCGGCGGGAAGCGGCCGAGGCCCTGGAGAAGCTCGACCCGACCCTGGCCGTCAACGTCTCCTGGACTGTGTCCAGAAAGCATTTGGCGCGCGAGTTCTGTTCCGCGCTGATGCCGCGCCTGGAGGAGATCGCGGGCGCCAGCGGTGGAGTGAGCAATGTGCGGGTGGTCTTCTTCTTCGACAACTGACCCGGAGGAAACTCATGGCCTGGGCGCACATCGCGAACGTCTACGGAACCGCCGACAAGCCGTATTCCATCTGCTTGCAGACGGAAGGCGCGGAGCAGGGAAAGATCGGGTGCTCGTGCCCGGCCTGGACCCGCGGAGCGGCGCGCCGCGAGGACTGCAAGCACATCCGGGGCGTGCTCATGGCTCTTCGGGCGCTGCTCTCAGATCGACAGGCTCGCAAGCTGCGGGCGTGGGAGAACGCACAGGCTCGGCGGGTGGAGTTCGCGGCCTCGGCCGGCGACCTCTTCCGGGTCATGCTGGAGCACGGCGTCGCCGTGTTCGACTTGCCGGAGTTGACCAAGATGGCGGTGATCGCCGAGACGGCGCCGGGCCTCGTCCTGCCGGTGCTCAACTGGAGGGCGTGATGGAGACGTTCAACAAGTACATGGTGGCGCGCGGCGGCAAGGCTCACGGGCAGGTCTTGATCCTTAAGCCGCCCCCGGCATGTGTTCCGATCTCCAAGGAGGACGCCATCCTGTTCGCCGGCTGGCTCCTGATGGTGTCGGCCGACCCCGGCGAGGCCGTCATCGAGATCGCGGCGGAGATCATTGCGCGGCTGGAGGGCGCGTGAACATCGACAAGATCGCCCTCTCCGGCTTCACCTCCCACGACCGGACGATCATCTCGCTGCCGCCTGCCGGCCTCGTCACGGTCGCGGGCCCCAACGGCAGCGGCAAGAGCAGCCTCGTGGAAGCCGTCTCGGCCGCGCTCTGGGGCAAGAGCTTGCGCGGCTCCGCCCCCTGGCGGGATGGCGCGAAGGGACAGGCAGCGGTCCAGGCCGGAGCCCTGATGTCGAGCGGCATCGGCGAGCTGGAAGCGCAGCGCGACCGCTCGGACGGCGGGAAAACTTCTCTCTTCTGGACGGTCCCCGGCCAGCAATCCACGATCTACGACACGGCCACCAAGGCGCAGGAGGCCCTGGAGCAGATCGTTGGGCCGTGGGAGGTTTGGCGCCGCACGCACGTTTTCTCCTCTTCCGACGCCGCCCACTTCTCGACCGCCACGGATGCGGAGCGCAAGCGGCTCATGGAGCGCCTGCTCGGCATCGATAGGTTCGACGCCGCCCTCGTCCGCTGCCGGGCGGAGCTGGCGCAGGCGGAGACGAAGGCCGGCATCGCGGAGCGCGACCTCGCGGTGGCTGCCGCCAAGCTGGAGGCCGCCGAGAAGGCGGTCGCCGCCGCCGCCGCAGAAGTTCAGGCCGCGCCTCCTCCCGCGCTCGACAAGGAGCTGCTCCAGGAGAAAGCCGCCAAGCAGGAGAAGCTCGCCGCGGACGCCCAGAAGGAAGCCCGCGCGGCTCGCGGCAGGGAGCAGCAAGCGCTCTCCGGCATGGCCGGCAAGGGCGCGGACCTCCGCGGGCTCACGCAGCGTCTCGGGGCGCTCTCCGGCAAGGCCGAGTGCCCGACGTGCCGCCAGCACGTCCCCGCGGACCTCGTGGAGCAGCTCACGGCCTTGGTCGCCGCGGAGGCCACCCGCGCCCGAGCAGCCGAGCAGCAAGCCCGCCAGGAGGCCGCCCAGGCCCGCCAGGAGGCGGAGGAGCTGGACGAGGAGGCCGACGCCCTCCGGCGGCGCGCGCAGGCGCTCCGGCAGGAGGTGGCGGCCGTGACGGCTCGGGCGGAGGCTCACGCTCGCGCGGATGCAGCCCTGCAGCGCGCCTCCACCGCCCGGTTGGCCGTTCTGGAAGACCGCGCGGGCGCTCAGGCGCGCGTGGCCGCGGAGCAGGCTCGGGCCGACCTGCTGCGCGCCGTGGATAAGGTGCTCGGGATGAAGGGCGCCCGCGCCCACGTCCTCGCTCGCGCGCTCGCCGGCCTGGAGAGCGCGGGCGCCTCCTGGCTGTCCAGGCTCTCTCGCGGCGCGATGGAGATGAAGCTCTCGGCCTACTCCGAGAAGAAGGCCGGCGGGCAGTCGGATGTCCTGTCCATCAAGCTCGGGCCGGTCGGCGGCCAGCTCCGGGAATACGATTCCCTGTCGGGCGGCGAGCGGCGCCGCGTGGACGTGGCGCTGCTCCTGGCGCTCTCCGAGATCGCGGCGGCCGCGGCCGGGAAGGCGCCCGGAACGCTCTTCCTGGACGAGGTCGCCGATGCGCTGGACCCGGACGGACTGGCGGCCGTGTCCGAGGCGCTGGAGGAATTGGCGCGCACCCGCTGCGTGGTCGTCATCACGCACAGTCCCGAGCTGGCGGAGCGGCTCCCCGCGAAGCTGCGGCTGACGGTAGACAAGGGCCGCGTGAGCGTGGCGTGATTGCTTATGCCACAATCACCGGAACGAGGCGAAATCTCCAAGCGTTGAGAGTGGCCGGTTGGCGCCTTCTCATGTCGCCTCAGACGCGCCAGAAGCCTTTGGCTGGGTTTCTCTATGCCCTGGATAATGGAGCGTGGTCTGCCTACCAGCAGAAGCGAGAGTTCGACTTCGTCGGGTTCGAGAGAAGCTTGCGCGTCCTCGGAGCCGGAGCTGATTGGGTAGTTCTTCCCGATATTGTAGCCGGCGGTTCAGCTTCTCTCTCTCTCTCTCAATTTCTTGGGTTGACCGAGTTCTTGGGAGTGCTCCGAAGGCTCTACTGGCTGTGCAGGATGGAATGCGCGCTGCGGATGTGCGGCCGTACCTCGGGCCGCGAGTTGGAATATTTATTGGAGGCAGCACTGATTGGAAGCTTTCGACGATGGAGGCTTGGGGCAGCCTCGCGCGGGAGCGGGGTTGCTGGCTCCACGTTGGGCGGGTGAATACTGCGCGCAGGATCGCGCGGTGCGCGGCTGCTGGAGCAGACAGCTTCGATGGAACCTCAGCCTCGCGATTCGCTGTGACTGTTGCGCCGTTGGATCTTGCGCGGCGGCAATACTCGCTATTCGGAAGGGGGCGCAGATGACTAGACACGGGCGCGTGAAGCGCGCTAAGGTTTCCGGCAAGAGGTGCTCTGGCATGGTGCAAGACCCGCACGCGGAACGGCAGGCCGTCATCGCCCTGGCTTGGGCGCAGATCATCCAAGCTCTCGGCTACGACCTCCAAGATCCGCATCTCAAGGACAGCCCCGACCGCGTGGCGAAGTTCCTGCTCTCCTGGCACACGCAGCGGGAAACGCCTCCCAAGCTGACGACGTTCCCGAACGGGAATTACGACGCGATCATTGCGGTCGGCAAGATCCCGTTCTACTCGGTCTGCGCCCACCACGGCCTCCCCTTCGTGGGATCCGCGGCGGTGGGTTATCTGCCCGGCGAGAGCAAGCAGATCGTCGGGCTCTCCAAGCTCGCCCGAGTCGTGGAGCATTTCGCGCACCGCTTCCAGACCCAGGAGCAGATCACGGAGCAGGTCGCCGAGCACCTCCAGTGCCAGCTCCGCCCCTTGGGCGTCGGCGTCATCCTCCAGGCCGAGCACCTCTGCATGAGCATGAGGGGTGTGAAGGCTCCGGGCCACATCACCACCACCTCGACCATGCTCGGCTGCTTCCGCAGCGACGCACCGGCCAGAGCTGAGCTTCTCTCCCTGCTCACAAGGAGTCTCGCATGACGCGCGCAGTCGTTCTGCTTTCCGGCGGCCAGGATTCCACCACCACCCTCTACCTCGCGAAGACGCTGCACGACGGCGTCCACGCCGTCAGCATCGGCTACGGCCAGCGGCACGTGGCTGAGCGCGCTTCCGCGGAGGAGATCGCCAAGCTGGCCGGGGTTCCCTTCGAGCGCGTGGAGCTGGAAGCCCTCGGCAAGCTCACCACCTCCAGCGCCCTCACCGACGCCTCCAAGCCGCTGACCTGGGAAGGAGGCATCCCGGACGCCGCCATGCCGCAGGGGCTCCCCTCCTCGTTCGTGCCGGGGCGCAACGCGCTCCTGCTCGGGGTCGCCGCGGCCATCGCGGTACGGGAAGGTGCGAGAGACATCTACACCGGCGTCTGCCAGACCGACTACTCGGGCTACCCGGATTGCCGGCGCGAGTTCATCGACGCGATGGAGAAGGCGCTCACGCTCGCGATGCCATCCAGCGCCGGCCCGCTCCGCATCCACACCCCCCTCATGCACATCACCAAGGCCGAGTCCGTGAAGCTCGCGAGGCGGCTCCCCGGCTGCTGGGAGGCGCTCGCGCTATCGCGGACCTGCTACGAGGGCAAGCGCCCCGGCTGCGGCGTTTGCGCGGCCTGCGTGCTGCGCGCCAAGGGATTCGCAGAGGCCGGCGAGTCGGACCCAGCGGAGAGATGATAATATATCTTGGCTGCACCTATTCGCATCCCAACTCATTGGGCGCCGACGGGTCACCTCAGAGCATCAGGAGTGGGTTGTGCAAATCTATCTCGGTGACGCGCAGGGACGGGGGGGGGCTGATATGCGCGCCATGAGCGATACGCCGGGTTATTTGGGGCGTGGCGGCGGTTCCATGGAGGCGCTTGCGCCGCCCACCCAATGTGAGCAGGCGTTGGCCTCTGGAGGGCGGATCTACTTCGGAATGCCTACGGGTCCAGCTATTCAGCGCGACGTGCCGAATATTGGGCGCGCCCCTCCTCGGCGCCCGCTTCGCCTGCTCCTTTCCTATTTCTACTACCGAGATGAGGATATTCAGGCGCTGCTCTCGGCCTGTTTCCCGGATCGGAAGGTGGACCTCTTCGCCGACTCTGGGGCATTCTCGGCTTTCACCACGGGAACTCCGGTTGGGTTGGATGGTTACGCCGAGTGGTTGAATCGGTGGGGGCATCTCTTCACCTGCGCGGCCGGGTTCGACGTAATTGGAGACCCCGCGGCCACGCAGTGGGCCACGGAGGAATTGCTCCGCCGGGTGTCCTGCGTTCAGATATTGCCGGTTTTTCATCTGGGGGAAGATCCGAAATATCTACAGCATTGGTTCGGACGAACCGACTACCTAGCCTTCGGCGGGATGGTGCCGCATTCCGCCCGGCCCGATTTCGTGGCTGCGTGGCTGCGGCAGTCATTCGCCCAATTGCCACCCGATGTGCGGGTTCACGGTTTCGGGATGACCTCTTGGAACACACTCAAGAACTTCCCCTGGTACAGCGTGGACTCGTCCTCCTGGACCGCGCCGTTTCGCTACGCCAGCTTGCCCCTGTTCAACTCCCAGCGGAGCGCCTGGGAGAAGCTCGACATGCGGGATCACCGCGCGCTCCTCAAGGCCGCGCCGCTTCTCTCCGAATATCGCCTCCGGCCGTCGCAGTGCCACGCCGGCAGCTACGACCGCGACCTGATCTGCGGCGCCAGCGTGGAGGCGTGGCAGCGCGCCGAGGAGTGGCTGAACAAGCGGCGCGCCAAGAACAACCTCTACCTGTCGTGCGGCGCGCTGCCGATGGGTGGGCACGGCGACGGCACGGCGACCTGCGTCTCCAACGGGATGAGCGTCTACCTCGCCACCATCAGCGGCGACGCGCCGAACTCGTTGCCCTCGATCTCTCGCTCGCTCAAGAAGAAGGAGTCGCCGTGATTCATCTCCCGCAGCCGCAGAGCCGCCCCCTCGGGTTCCTTCAAGCGGACCCGCTCAACCCGCGCCAGATCAGCGGCGACGAGATGGAGAAGCTCAAGAACAGCCTGAAGGAGTTCGGGTTCGTTCAGCCCGCGGTCGCGCGCGAGGACGACGGCCTCCTCATCGGCGGCCACCAGCGCCTCGCGGCCCTCCGGGAGTTGCTCGCGGAGGGAGGCAAGTCTCCGAAGGAGATCACCTCCTACGAGGTGCCGGTCGTGCTCCTCTCGGGCATCTCGGACGAGCGAGCGCGCCTCCTGAACCTCGCTCTCAATAAAATCTCCGGCGAGTGGGACTACGACAAGCTCGGCGAGCTGCTCTCCGGGTTGTCCCAGGTTCCCGATCTCGACATCGAGCTGTCCGGCTTCACGATGCCGGAGGTCGAGGACATCACCTCCATGATGGCCGAGGTCGCTGCCACCGCCGCGCTTCCCACCGAGAACGACGAGGCGGCCGTGGCGGAGGGGCTCGCCGCCCAGGAGCGCCGCTTCGTCTTCAAGGTCGAGACGGACCCGCAGGCCGACGCCTGCAAGGCCGTCCTGGCGGTGTTCGGCATGACCGGCCCAGGCAACGCGGCCGGCGCCTTCGTCGCGCTCTGCGAGGCTGCGGCTGTCTCCAAGCTGGTTCCGCTGCCCCAGGAGCCCCCCAAGAAGAAGGGCTCCAAGAAGTCTCCCAAGGTCCAGGAGGCGTGATGTTCAAGCTCACGAAGAAGTTCCGGTTCGAAGCGTCTCACAGGCTCCCGCACCAGGGCGGCAAGTGCGCGAGGCTCCACGGGCACTCCTGGGTGGGGGAGGTCGCGGTTGAAGGCTCGGGCCTCGCCACCTCCGGTCCTCGCGCAGGGATGCTCCTGGACTACGGCGAGATGAAGGCCGCTCTCCAGCCCCTCGTGGACGCCAAGCTCGACCACTGGCACCTCAACGAGACGACCGGCTTGGAGAACCCCACGAGTGAGGAACTTGCGCGCTGGATCTTCGATCAGCTCGCGCCCGCGCTCCCCTGCCTCGCCTCGGTCGCCATCGAGGAAACTTGCACGAGCCGCTGCGAGTACCGGCCGTGAAAACCTACCTCGTCAAGTCGGTGTTCTGCACGCTCCAGGGCGAGGGTTCTCGCGCGGGAGCGAAATCGGTGTTCCTCAGATTTTCTGGATGCAACCTCTGGAGCGGGCGCCCCGAAGACCGCGAAAAGGGCTCCGGGGCCTGCGCTCACTGGTGCGACACGGATTTTCTGGGCGGCGACAAGCTCTCCGTGGCGGACATTCTGGCGAAGTTGGAGGTTCGCTGGCCGGAGGCTTCGGGAGAAGACCGCTGGTGCGTCCTGACGGGAGGCGAGCCGCTGCTCCAGGTGGATGCGCAGCTCGTCGAGGCGCTCCACGGGAACGGGTGGCGGATCGCCGTCGAGACGAACGGCACCCGCCCGCTCCCGGCCTACGTCGATCACCTGACCGTCAGCCCGAAGCTCGCAGCGCCTCCCTTGGTGGTTCGCGCTTGCGAGGAGGTCAAGGTGGTCGTCGGCGCGGATGACTGGGCGGACGAGGCGCTCCTGGCCCTGGAGGTGGCCCTCCCGGCCGCGCACTACTTCGTTCAGCCCCGCGACCCGCTCACCTCGCAGGTGCTTGAGGCGACCCACCTCCGTGCCCCAGGCGAGGCGTCCCTGCCCGCCTACTCGGCCGCGCTCGCCCGTTGCCTGGAGTTCGTGCAGGCGCACCCCAGGTGGCGCCTGGGAGCGCAGCTCCACAAGCTCTGGGGCCTGGAGTAATTCCCGCGCGGCCGCGCAAAGATTGGATCGTGGCCGCCAAGTTCTTCTACATCAGGACGCTCGACGGGAAGCCCGCCGCCGCGAAGGGGGGCGGCCCACGTCGCTCCTGGCAGCGCCCGCAGGGTCGCGCGGCTCCGGGCGTCGGACTCGTGTCTCCCATCATCCTCGTCTGCGAGTGCGGCACCTACGCCGCCTTGGACGTCTTCATCTCGGCCGGGCCGGAGTGCTACCGATGCGGCGAACCGCTGCTCCCTGACGAGGTGCTGCTCGCGGCCTCGGCGGTCGCGCGCCTGGGAGGCGATCAGGTGGAGGTCTTGCGCGCCGCCCTCATCCCGGACCGGGAGACGGCCTCGAAGCGCTCGGGAGGCTGGCCGTGAGGCGCAGCCTGCGGGAGACGGTGGACGCCATCAAGGCCGCCATCGCTCTCCTGCCCATCCAGGAGAGCATCGCCTTCTACCGGGCGACGCAGAAGCACAATTTCAACGGCGCCAAGATCGGTCTCCGCCTCCGGCCCGGATTTCTCAGGGCGCACGATAATTGCCGGTTCACGCGGCAATTCTTCTCTAGGCAGGGGTACGTGGAAACCTACCGGCGCGGCCCGAAATTGATCTGGAGGACCAAGTGAGCCGGAAATCAAAACCGACAGGGGCGCCTCCAGAAAATCCCGAGCGGCATCAGGTTTCTGCAATCAAAAGCGATAGGCCCTCTCTCCGCCGGGACGTGGATGCGGTATTCACCGCCCTGGTCGTCTCCGGGCTCGTGAAGGTGGAGGGGCGCAGGCTCGTTTCGGTCAGGCGCCTTCCTGGGGAGATAAGCTGCAGGCTCGGCCCCATGTTTTTGCGCTCCGTCGCCGCGCAGGGAGTCCGCAGTGGGCTGTTCAGGAACGCCGGCATCTCCCACCGCGGGCTCCGAGACGTCGTCTACAGGTTCAGGAGGGTGAGGTGAAACTCCGCCAGCTCATAGACGCCATCAAGGCAACGGCCAAGCTGCGCGGCGTCAGGCTATATTCCAGATACCCCAACGACAATTTCGTCGGGCTGCGCACGCCGGAGGAGCATTTCAGGGAGCGCCTCGCGCCGCAGTGCGTCAGGAAGGCCGGACCCGAGCGTTTCGACGTGGAGGTTATCCTGGACGAGTTCTTTCACCAAGTCCCGGAGCGTTGCCGGAGGAGGCACACCCGCGCCTGGGACTCCAAGAACCCGTCTCTCGGGCGCCACCATCTGCCGACCCGGTGCGCGGAGCACCTCTGCTGCCTCACGCGCGTCTTCGATTTGGACGACCCGGTCAGGAAGCCCAGGAAGCGGATCCGGCAAGCCTACCGGCTGCTGCCCGGCCTGAAGGAGACCCCGTGAGGCGCTCCCTCCGCCGAGACGTGGACGCCGCCAAGGCTCTCGTGAAGCTCCTGGGAAATCCATCCGGCCCGGAGCTGGCTCACGCCCTCGGGATGCGCGCCTTCCTGTCCAACGCGCCGGCGAATTTCCGCCCCCGCAAGCATAAGCGCGACACCTGGGAGTGGCTCCTCCGATTCGAGGAGCCCGAATCCTACGTCCGCGCCTGGGGAGATTGGGGCGAGAGCCTCCCCTTCCCGGGACGCTTCTGCCGCGCCAGCAGCCGGAACATCCTGCGAAGGAGGCTCTCGTGTCGAGTTTGAGGGAAGACGTGAACGCCGTGAAGGCTTTGATGAACATGATGACCGCGAGCGCACCCGCCACCCTCGGGGTGGATGGGAGGTTGTGGCGCACCTACTGCTCCACCGATTTGCGGCGCCCCTGGCGCCTCCGGCCCATGTTCCTCCGACGAGATCCGAAGACGGGATCGCTTTTGGGGCTGCTCAAGGGCATCTTCAAGGGCGGCGCCACCCACCGGCGCAAGTGGAGCGGCGACAGGGCCAAAGACAAGCTGTTCCGGCACCGCCTGACGGTCTACCGATTCAGGAGGGACTAGCGTGCCCAGGCAAGAAACCTGGAAGCCAACCCTTCGGGAAGCCGTGAACGCCGTGAAGGCGGCATTGACGCTGGCGAACCGCATCAGGTGGCGGACGGAGTCCGGCAGACTCGCGGAGCGCCGCCTGGAGCCGGCGAGCGTCCCAGCCTTCGTCTGGCGCCGCAGGTTCCTCCGGGAGATAGATTCCTCCGAGCCCACGCGACCCGTGAAGGGCCTCTTTCGCTGCGTCCGCGTCACCAGACCTGAAAGCCCTCCGGGCAGCCAACCCAGGACGCTCACTCGCTTCTACGTCTTCCGCAGGATCCCGACCTAAGCTGACACAAGTTTTTTTGGGCGCTGCATAAGGCTTGTCAGGCGGAGCACAAGTGTGGCATCATCCGCCGACCATGCCAAACCGTAAGAAAATCACGCAGGATCTGTACGATCGGCTGATGGAAGCCTTCAAGAACAAGCCGGGCAACTACCGCCACGCAGCACAAGTCTCGGGCTGCGACCAGCGCACGGCGAAGAAGGCGTGGCTCGCCGGCTGGACCCAGGCCACGACCCCGTGGGCCGTCCCCATCAAGACCACCCTGGAGGGAGAGCAGCAGCGCGCCAGAGAGAAGCTCGCCTACGCGCAGCAGGAGATGACCCGCACGAAAGCCGTCGTGGAGGACGCCTCCACGCAGCTCGCGGAAGAGGCCAAGCTCGTCAGGAACGTGCGGCAGGCCGCCTCCGCCTCCCTCGGCGTCATCGCCCTGGTCTTCCCCGCTGCCCAGGAGCTGGGCAAACAAATCGTGGAGGACGTCAAGGCCGGCAGGCTCAAGGGCGACCCCACCGCCGCGATGCTCGTCCTCCAGCGGTTCATCACTTCCGCCGCCCGTGTCGCGAGCATCGCGGAAATGGCCCAGGTCATGGAGCGCCGTCGCCTCGGGCAGCCCTCCGACGTCATCGCCATCGCCGGCCTCTCCAACGACGACGCGCTCACCCTCGCGGACATGGAGCGGGAATTGAAGGCCGCCGCCAACGCGCTCGACCGCGCGAAGGAATTGGGGCTCGCCCCCGGCCAGAATATCTCCAGCCCGCCCCAGGAAATGCAGAATTAGCCGGGAGTGAAAATGGCTCAGAATATTTGGGGCGGCGGCACGACGCAGGTTCCGCCCCCGTTGGCGACCTCGGTTCAGCTTTGGCCGAATACTCCAGGGGGTGTCGGGTTCGGGTATCCGAAGGGCGCCACCGTCATTCAGAGTCCGCCTGCGCCCGTCACGCCGATATTCCCAGGCGGCCGAGTGGACCAAGCGTCTGCCGACGAGGCTTCGGAGGCGCTCGCCGGCTGGGCGAAATTAAATGGGTGCCGGGCGCTCGGCGCATTCATTCCCGGCGAGATCGGGGTGAAGGGCTACGCGGCCGGGAGCACCAACACGGGTCCACAGCCCACCCAGCTTCATGTGGACCTGCGGCCCGCTCTCTTCGACCCGGAAATGGTGGGGCAGGCGTTCGACCTTCTCCGCCGAGGCGGTAAAATCTGGCTGCTCGTCGAGGAGCCGTGAGTCAACTTGTGCAGGAAATGCCCGCGCCGCTTCCCCACGCGGAAATCGCGGCGCGCCTGCGAGCCCTCGACGGCCTCCGCGTGGAAATGGCTCGCAGGGATATTAATTCATTCTGCGAGTACGTTCTCCAGGACGAGTCCACAGGGCACGGCATCATGCAGAGCTGGCCGCATAAACGCTGGCATGAGCTTGCCGACAGGCACGACCGGCTCCTGATATGGGCGCACGTGGAGGCGGCCAAAACCTCGCAGGCTGCGGTGGCTCGGACCATATGGGAGCTGGGCAGAAATCCCGAACTCCGTTTCGCGATTTGCTCGAACACGGCCGGACAGGCGCAGAAGATATTGAGGATCATTTCCGCGTATATTCAGAAGTCGGAGAAGCTCCACAAGGTATTCCCCGACCTGAAGCCCGCGCTGCCCTGGACGGCCTCGGCGATCACGGTCAAGCGGAGCACAGTGGCGAAAGACCCTTCCATCCAGGCGCTGGGCGTCCACGGCAACGTCCTCGGCGCTCGCCTCGACCGGCTCATCCTGGACGACGTGCTCGACTACGAAAATACCCTGACGCCTGCGCAGCGAGAGGGGCTCGTGAATTGGTACGACGCCACCTTCCTCGGCCGCCTCACACACAGGGCGCGCGTGCTCTGCATCGGGACGGCGTGGCACCCGGAGGATCTCCTCCACGTCCTGGCCAAGAGATGGAGCGCGCACGACCCCGGAGCAGCCGTTCGATTCCCGGTCATCGATGACGACCCGGCGAGCCTCACCTACGGGCAGAGCCACTGGCCGGAGCGGTGGCCCCTGGAGCGCGTCGCGCGCCGCCGCGCGGAAAGCTCCCCCCTGGAGTTTGCCCGGCAGATGCTCTGCATCGCGCGGGACGACGACGCGGCCCGCTTCAAGCGCGAGTACATCGAGCGCGCCCTGAAGCTCGGAGAGGGGCGGCGCATGATGCCGCTCGGCCTCCCGCAGCTCCTGCCCGGCTACAAGACCTACACGGGCGTGGATCTCGCCGTCTCTCAGAAGGCCAGCGCGGACCTGACCGCCCTGTTCACGATCCTCGTCCACCCTTCGGGCTCCGTGCTCCCCGCCGGAACCCGCGAGGTCGTCGACTTGGAGTCGGGGCGTTGGTCGGGGCCGGATATTGTGAACCGCATCCGCGAGGCGCACCGCAGGTACAACTCCGTCGTCTACGTGGAGAGCAACGCGGCGCAGCAATTTATCGTTCAGTTCACGCGGAACGACGCGGCACATATTCCGATCCGCAGCTTTACGACCGGCACGAACAAGAACGCCGAGTTCGGCGTGGAGTCCCTGGCGACCGAGATGTATGGCGGCAAGTGGGCCATCCCCAACGACGGGGGGCGCACGAGCCCGGAGGTCGGGAAGTGGATCGACGAGATGCTCCACTACGATCCCAAGGCCCACGTCGGCGACAGGTTAATGGCCTGCTGGTTCGCTCGCGAGGCCGCCAGGGCTGGCGCTATGCAGGCGATTGAACCCATGCGCGTCGCGACCCTCCGGCGATAGGCGCCGCCGCTCCTTCACGCACAAGTTGTGCGCGCGCCATGCACAAGCTTGCACATCTTTGGCTCCTCTGGCATCTTGTCAGTGGATCCAGGAGGTCCACCCAGTGGGCAGCGCCATCAGCTTTCAGAAGCTTTTCGCAGACCAGCTCGATCTCCTCGCGACCGCCGAGGCCGCGAACCCTCGCGTCGAGATGTGCCTGCGAAGGGCCGCCCAGGCCGTCCGGGATGGCCGGCGCGACCTCGCGGAGCGGCAGCTTCACGCCGCCCACGATCTGGCTTGTGCAGACGTGCGGCACGCCGAAGCATAAAATCGCCCGAGGCGCGCAAGGATCTAGGCATGCGCCCACTCCTCAAGCCGCCCGAATCCCGCGTCCCCCGCGACGCCTACATGACCCCGCCAGCCCTCGCGATGGCGATCTGCCAGCGCCTGAAGGAGATGGCCGCCTCGCCCGGCTTCCAGGCGCTCGCGCGCCCGGACCGCATCCTGGAGCCGCACGCCGGCGCGGGGGCCTTCGTGACGGCGGCTCGCGCCATTTGGACCGCGGCCGAGGTCTGCTCGGAGGACCTCCAGGGTCACGCGCCGCCGGGTTCCTACCGCGGCGGATTCAACCTCGTCCTCGGGAACCCACCCTTCGGCGTCGCGGAGGACGAGGTGCAGGCCGCCATCAAGCGCCTCCGGCCCGGCGGGCTCCTGGCCTTCATCCTCCGCCTGTCCTTCTCCGCCGGAGTCGGGCGCGTCCCGCTCTACGAGGCCCACCCGCTCGTCGGGCTCATCCCCATCGCCGGCAGGCCGAGCTTCACGGGTGACGGGAGGACGGACGCCAGTGAATACGGCGTGTTCATCTGGGGCTCCGGTCTGGCCGGAGGCGGCGGCATCGGCCGTCCGCTGGTGTGGAAGCCGTGAAAGCCCCCAAGAAGAAGCCGGGCGCCAGGGACTGGCTCAACCTGGGCAACCTCGGAAGCGACGGCCGAGCGGAACAGCATGGCGGTGCCGGTGATGAGATGGATCGGCGAGCAGATCGCCAGGAGCGCCAAGCGCGCGACGGAGGCGGCGTGAGCGACGAGCGGCTGACCGTGGTCCCGTGCTCGATTCAGGACGCGAAGGCGTTCGTTGCCGAGCACCACCGCCACCATAGGCCCC